AGATGGGAACACAGGCACTCAAGCATCTGCTCCGCGTATTGGCGCAAATGCAAACGATCTGCTGTTCTATACGAACACTAGCGGCAACAACTCCACCGAACGCGCACGGATTACGTCGGCAGGTGAATTTCTTGTTGGCAGTACCGTAGTCAACGGAAACGAGAAACTGGGCGTTTATGGCGATCAAAACTCCTCGCTCAACATTCGTGTTCGCAACATCAACGCCGGTTCTTCTGCATCTTCCGCTATTGTATTGAACGCATCTGGCAATGCTTGGGGTATTGAGTGCGGTTCTTCTGCTAAGAACAGTAATGCTTTAACGTTCCAGTTGGATTACCTCGGGACAAACTCAGAAAAAGCCCGCATCACCTCGGCAGGTGAATTTCTGATTGGCAAGACTTCAACGAGCAACGCAGTACAAGGGTTGGCTCTTTACCCAGATGGTCAAATGCGAATGACCACAGATGGGACTGCCTCTAACACAATTATTGGGTTTTTTAGAAATTCATCCGCAACTTTAGTTGGTTCAATTACAACCACAAGTACTGCAACAGCTTACAACACCTCTTCCGACTATCGCCTCAAAGACAACCCACAGCCTCTGACGGGTAGCGGCGCATTCATCGACGCGCTTAAGCCTAAGACTTGGGTGTGGAAGGCTGACGGCAGCAAGGGTGTGGGCTTCATTGCTCACGAGGTGCAGGAAATAAGCCCCGGCAGCGTCACAGGCGAGAAAGACGGTGAGCAGATGCAGGCAATGGAGTACGGCTCGGCAGAGTTCATCGCCAACATCGTCGCTGAACTGCAATCCCTCCGCGCCCGTGTGGCGCAACTTGAAGCCAAGTAAGAAAGGAAACCCATGAACATCATCATCAACACCCTTGAACGAAATGCCACCGACGGCTTCGTAACCATCGTACATTGGAGCGTTACCAAAACGCAAGGTGAGCACACCGCTTCCCAATATGGCACCGAATCCTTCACTCACGAAGGCACCTTCAAACCTTTTGCAGAGCTTACCGAAGCTGATGTAACCGGTTGGCTTACAGAGCGTTGGGGTGAGGAAGGCGTTGCCGCTAAAGAAGCAGCATTGGATGCTCAATTGGCATCTCTTGCAAATCCGCCTGTGCTTTCTGGAGTTCCGTGGTAACATGTTATAGGCGCTAACAACGCCTGTTCATGTTAACGAAAGGACTTTTATGAACGACACTAAAATTGCATTGACGCTGCCCCTTGTGAACGCTGTGCTTCAATATTTGGCAACACGCCCCTATCAGGAAGTGTTTCAAATTGTTCAAGCTATTCAGGAGCAAGCAACCCCGCAGTTGCCAATGCCTGAAATTAAACCCGAAGAACAAGCGCAGTAATGGAGCCAATAAGCGGCATCCTCGCAGCAGTATCGGCAGCGAATGCCGCTTTTGGCGCTGTTAAGAAGCTTGTTGCTGCCGGTAGAGAAGTGCAGGATGTTGCCGGTCAGATTGGCAAGTGGTATGGAGCCTTTGGTGACTTCAACCGACTTGCCAACGAGAAAGCCAACAAAAAGCCGTCAGTCTTCAAACGCCTATTGCATGACGGGTCTGTAGAGCAAGAAGCCTTGCAGATTACCATGCATAAGCAGGCGCTTGTGAAGCAGGAGTATGAGCTAAAGATACTCATCATCGCTCATTACGGTGAGAATGTTTACAACGAGATGATCATGGAGCGCATCCGGCTGAAGAAGGAGCGCGAGAAAAGAGAGCGCGAGCATTATTTGCGTCAGCAGGCATTTATGCTTAATGTCAAATACGGCACAGGCATTGCATTTTTATTGACTGCTTTGTCTGGAATAGTTTATTATATTATAGTTTCTGTCCAAAAATGAGTCTAAAAAAACCTGCACCAACTGCCACTCGCTCGGAGAAAGAGGCGTATGTCAAAGCTCTTGCTGCGATTTCTATTAGCGTGTTTGCTCTACTCCTTGCTGTTACAAATTACTTTGCCGGGAGAAATTCCTCTGCTGTTTTGAATGGCACTATTAGCGCTAACAATTTGTGGACATGGTATGGTACCAAAAATGTTCGTGCGTCAATGTATCACATTGCTGCTGAACAGGGTGGTAAAAACGCAGACACATTTGATAAGCAAGCAATTCGTCTGCGTGCCGACATGGAAGAAATAGAGGCTAAGGCACGTGCTGCCGAAGCCACCAGAGACGCTGCCAAAACAAAGTCTCCGTGGTATTCGTATTCGGCAATGGCCCTACAACTTGCCATTGTGTTGTCGTCTGCTGCCATTTTGGCTGTGACGTTGTCTTTGTTTTATGTGTCATTGGGCGTTGGTGCCATTGGCACGGCTTTGTTCTTTATTGCTTTAGGAGCTTAATATGTTTGAGTTGTTGGGCGGTGGTGTATTGGGTAGCCTCTTCGGTGGCTTGTTTCGACTTGCTCCCGAAGTATTGAAGTTTCTGGACAAGGGCAACGAGCGCAAACATGAGCTTTCCATGTTCACGTTGCAAACCGATCTGGAGAAGATGCGTGGTCAGTTTAAGATGGAAGAGCGCTATGTTGACTATTCCGTCACGCAGCTTGAAACCATCAAGGAAGCCTTTAAAGAGCAGTCTAAGACCGCCAAAGAAGCCGGATGGTTTGTTTCCGCTGTGTCGGCTCTGGTTCGTCCCGGCATCACGTGGGCGTTGTTCTTCATGTATGCGGCTGTCAAGATTGCTGCCATCACTTTGGCAATGCAGACCGGTGGACATTGGGCTGAGATTTTGCGTCAGTCGTGGGACGTTGATGACTTTGCCATGCTCAATATGTGCCTAACGTTCTGGTTCGTTGGTCGCTCCATCGAAAAATATAACAAGCAATGAAAGAGGCTATTCAGATTGCCGGGGACGTTTTGGTGAAGCCCTTCGAGGGCTATGCCAAGCGTCTTCCCAATGGCGACTGTACAGCCTATCCAGACCCCGGTACAAACGGTGATCCTTGGACGATTGGATGGGGCTGTACTGGTCCCGACATCAAACCCGGCACCGTCTGGACTGTCGAGAAAGCACAAGCAGAACTTGACAATCATTTAATGCATTTTTGTCACGGAGTATTGAAACTATCACCCGGATTGGCTGCTGAGCCTCCGAGACGCCTTGCCGCTGTGATATCTTTCGCTTATAACTGTGGACTAGGTAACTATCGGATAAGCACGTTCAAGAAGCGCGTTGATGCCAAAGATTGGCAAGGCGCGTATGAAGAAATCTTGAAGTGGAACAAAGCAGCAGGTCGCGTCCTACGAGGGTTAACATTGCGACGAGAAGCTGAAGGAAAACTCTTACTTTAATTATGGAAACCGCTCAACAAGTAACCGAATCCGCATCTGCTGTCGTTGCCAAAGTGGCACCGCCCGTTACAGTGTCGCTTGCCACTGTTGCGGGCTTCTCTGTTTCAGAAATATTGGTGTGGGCTACGTTGCTCTACACCGTCATTATGATTGGTCACAAGCTGTACCAAATCTATAAAGAAGTAAAGAAATAGCATGATTGCACCCACTTCGCTCCGCATCATTGGTAGAGAGTTTGAGGTGAAAATGCTTGACGAATATGAAGGTCAAGTTGGCGGTGTAGACTTCCCATCGTGTACAATAAACATCAAGAGTGGTCAGCAAAGACTCTTAGAGGCTGATACAATATTGCACGAGTCGTTGCATGTGTTAGACGAAATCTTTCAACTTGGTCTAACAGAGCGTCATGTGTATTGTTTAACTGGCGGCATCATTGCCTTGTTGCGTGATAATCCAACACTGATGAACTATCTACGAGACGCAATCGACAACCCGAGAACTGTATGAAAAACTTCACTGCAAAGCAAAAAGAAATCATTGCTCGAAAGCTTGGCTACGACGGCCCGATGCAAGGCTTTGACGAATTCGTTCAAAGCTCGCCTGCGCTTGCCATGAAATATGAGATGATTAATGACAAATACACCGAGCGTATGAATAAAGGCGGTGCAGTGATGCGTTATCAAGCTGGTGGTTCTGTTGAACAGCTTCGCAGCACTTTCGACACCTCAATCTTTAGCAAGACGCCACAAGAAAAAGCGACATATTACAACTCGCTTTTGGATACCGGATATGATGACGAAACTATTCGTGCTGCTATTGGTGCTCCGTTAGATCAAAACTGGAGTGCTTTGACGAGCATGGCAAGCCAACAGCGAGCGGCAGCGCCTACACCTGCGCCAGCGCCTACACCGACGCCTTCGCCTTCTCCAGCACCTGCTCTGGCTGCTACTCTTGCTACTGAACCAGCACCTGCGCCTGCTGCCGAGAGCGTTGTTCAAAATCAAACCCCAGTAGAACAATTACGATCATCATTTGATCAATCTGTCTTCAGCAAAACACCACAAGAAAAAGCCGCATATTACAACTCGTTGCTTGATGCGGGGTATGATGACGCAACCATTCGCGCAGCAATTAATGCCCCTGAAGATCAGAATTGGGCACAACTGCGAGACATCGCTCAGAATTTGCGAACTGGTGCGGGCGCTGGCGGTGGTGGCGGTGGCACACCCGCTACACAATCTGCTGTAGATCGTTTGCGTGCGTCATTCGATCAATCAATTTTCAGCAAGACGCCAACTGAAAAAGCTGCATATTATAATTCATTGCTTGCTGCGGGATATGATGATGCCACTATCCGTGAAGCTATTAATGCGCCTTTAGATGCAAATTGGGCAGAGCTACAACGAATTGCTACAGGGCTGCGTACACCCGCACCAACGCCTGCACCTACGCCTGCACCAACGCCTGCACCAACGCCTGCACCTGCGTCGAGACTAAGCGCAGCAGATGTAACCAAACTCATTAGCACCACCGAAGCAGGTACAAATCCGGCAACGCAATATGATGAAACTGGCAAGCCTTTGATGGGTACAACAGCGACTGTTACCCCGTCTCAGACAGCTATTACCAGCGAGATGAAGCTTGATGCTTCTAAATATGCCGCAGCAGCGCAAGCACCAGAGGCGAAACAAACGCTTGCTGTCGGTGCTGCTGATGTAACAAAACCCACTGCTGTTGCAGGACAATCTGTTACTGCTGCTACAGCAAAATCTGGTGTTGAACAAGCAATGTTGGGCGTTGTTCCCGCCACCGGGACGGCACAGGCTATTCAGGCTGCTCAGCTTACCGAAGAACAAAAGCGAGCCGGCATGGCTCAGGCTCAACAGCTTGACAAAGCGCAACAGGCTCAATTGGCAACTCGCACTTTGCAAGAAGGTGAACTTGTTTCTGGCACTGCCGTGGAAATGCGTCGTGCCGAAGAAGCCATTGCCAAAACTCAAGCTGCACAGGGTGTTGTCACTGAAGACATGACGGTGCAGGGACAGCTTACAAAGCTTACGGCTAACTTTGACGCTAGCAATCCGCCGCCTTGGGCTGCGGGCGCTATCCGCTCTGTTACTGCACAACTTGCTGCTCGCGGTTTAGGTGCCTCTAGCATGGCTGGACAGGCTATTGTGCAGGCTGCGCTTGAGATGGCTACCCCGATTGCCTCTGCTGACGCTGCTACATATCAACAGATGGCAGCACAAAATCTGTCGAACCGGCAGCAAGTTGCCATTCTGTCAGCGCAACAACGTGCTCAGTTTCTGGGACAAGAGTTTGATCAGACGTTCCAGACTCGTGTATTGAATGCAGCAAAGGTTGCTGACATTGCAAACATGAACTTCACCGCTCAGCAGCAGGTGTATTTGGAAAATGCACGGCTTGCTCAGTCGGTTGATTTGGCAAATCTGAACAATCGTCAAGCCACCACCATTGCAAATGCGGCAACGCTTGCTGGCATGGAAATGGCAAACTTGAACGCTCGTCAACAAACTGCTGTTGCCAATGCTCAAAACTTCCTGCAAATGGAAATGGCGAACATGTCCAACACGCAGCAAGCGGCGTTGTTCAAGGCACAGACATTGGCGCAAGCTGCGTTGTCAGACACTGCCGCTGAGAATACTGCTCGTCAGTTTAATGCCACGAACAAACAGCAAGCTGATCAGTTTAACGCGAGTCTGTCAACGCAAGTTGCTCAGTTTAACACTGCTCAATATAATGCCATCCAGCAGTTTAATGCCGGACAAGCAAATGCGGTGTCGCAATTCAATGCGCAGATGCAGGGGCAACGTCAGGAATTTAACGCTCGTAACCGCATCATCATTGACCAAGCCAATGCTCAACTGATTGCTCAGATTAGTACCGCTAACACTGCTGCCACCAATGCTGCCAACTTCCAAAACGCTCAAGCAATGAACAACATGACGCTTGCGCAATATAATAACGAAGTGCAGCTTTATCGCGATCAGGTCAAAATGGTGTTCGACAGCTATGAGCGTGCTGAAGATAGAGCAGCATCGATGGCAACGGCGGTGTTGCAAGCTGACATTGCTCGTGAAAAGATTAGCGCCGAAACCAGTGCTGCATATGGTAAGCTGCTCGGCTCTGTCGTTGGAACCAAAGTTGGCGAGAAGGTGCTAGATGGAGTATGGAACTTCCTGTTTGGGCCTTAATTAAATCGAAGGATAGTTTATGCAAAACTATAAAAAGTTTATGGCTCAAGTTAATGAGCGCATCGAAAAATCTGGTAAAAAGCCAACCAAGTCTGAAGGCGGCATCATGGCTCGTAAAGAGCGTGACATGAAAGCTGCTGACGACTACGTTGACACCATTGCGTCTTATGTCGCAGCCATCCGCAAAACAGCACAGAAAGTGAAGGCGAAGAATGCAGCCTGATTTCCTCCACCAGCCCATCCCCGGTATCTCGTTGACCGGTGAACTTGGCAATGCCCCGTGGGAACAACCTCCGAAATATACGACGATTGATGAAGTCGTTGATTTCTATTCCGATAAAATCATAGAGCCTGATGTCACTAAAGACATGCTTGATGCTATTAAAGGCAACATTCCGTTGCTTACCATTGCAGACGGCATGTTGAAGATGGGTGTGATGGAAGGACTGCACAGCATCGATGCTGCTATGCTTGCTAAGCCGATTCTCGTTGAGTTGATGATTGCGATGGCTGAGATTTATGATGTTGGATATGTTATTGAAGCTGATGATTTGATTCGTCAGCGATTTATGCCATCTGATGTTGTTGAAAAAGTTGTTGAAGAAACAACGCAGAAAATTGCTGAAGGCAAAGAAGAATCCGGTGGTCTTATTGCTCGGAGGAAAAAATAATGGCTTTTAGTCTTGTTGGATTTGGTGCCGGTCTTGCTGAAAGCTTGACTGAGCGCATCGAAGAAGAGCGTAAGTTTTCCAATCTTGCGTTGCAGGGTCGCATTGAGCGTGCGTCCGTGTTGAAAATGCAGCAAGAAAAAGAAGCAAAAGCTATTGAAGAAGACCTCAAGGGCAGGCTTAATACGCTGAAAGAATTCGGTGTAAACGATCCTGAATTGCAGAAAGCATATTTGTCTGCCCCTACAGCGCTCGAAGCCTTGCAAAAGGCAAAGCTGTCTGGTCTTGAGGTTGATCCAAAAGCGCTTATCACCGTCAATAAAGACAAGCTCTTCGCGGGCACTCCGGAGGAAATGATTAGGGCAGCAACACGTCCGACAGGTACAGTGAAGGCTGCAACGATTACGCCAACAGAAGGCGGCAGCATGTTTGCTCCGTCTGCTGGTATGCAACAACAGCGTTTCCAACAAATCGCTAGCATGCGCGGATTGACGCCGGAAGATGTTGGTCGTGCTGAAGCAGGATTTACTCCGCAGCGTCCTGAAGTGGCTGCGTCGATTAACTTCGAAGCGTTGAAGAAAGAAGACAAAGCAACGTGGAAACAAAAGCTTGAGCGCTACGAAACCAATTACGCTGACACGGTTCAGCGTTTTGGTGCCGACAGCCCAGAAGCAATCAAAGCAAAGGCTGCGGTAGATAGCTATCGGGTTACTACCAATAATTTGACGGAAGAGCAATTCGATCACGCTAAAAAGCTGTCTCGTGCTAATGCCATCATGTTCGATAAGACCATGACCAATGTAACTGATCAAGATCGGGCATGGGCAAAAAGCTATTTGGACAGCTATAACGCATACAAGCGCCAACAAGAAGCTTTGGGTAAGCCTGACGAAAAGATTCCTGCACCGGGATCACTCGTTAGCATTGCCCGCACCGCAGGCGCTAATGCTGTTCGCAACACCTACGGCACAGGTGTTACTCGTGCGCAACTTGCTTTCGTTACCAATCAAGACGGCAGCACCTCTGTTCAATACTCTGGTGATGATCCTGAGATGCAAAAGCGCATTGTTCGTCGCGAACAAGAAGGCGTCGTTGCTTCGTTGCGGATGTACATGACGCAGGATGGTCGAGTGACGGATAAGAAAGTAGAGCAGGCGCTGTCTGCATTCGGTATCACACTTGATGAGAATCAAAAGCCGGTTCTCATTGAAGCTGCTCCGATGCCTCCTGCTCGTGAGCGTCCTGCTGTTCCTCCGCGCACTCCGGCTGCGGCAGCTTCAGCGCCTTCGACACCGGCTCCAAAGCCTGCTACAACACCTGAAGGATTTCCTCCCGGTAGCAAAATTGCTCGCAATGAATTCGTTGCCGGTAAAGGATTCAAGGTTTATAATGCCGAAGGTAAGCTAATCGGCTACGCTCAATACAATCAAGAATAAAGGATTGACATGCGTTTCGTACCTCTGAGCGAGGCAGAAACAACTACGGAACAACAACAAGCGCAGCCTAAACCCCTGCGCTTTGTTCCGCTAGACACTGCTGAAATAGCTCCCGCACCAAAGGCAAAGTTTGTGCCTGTAAGCGAGGCGCTTACGCCTGATGATATTCGCAAACAGGCAGAAGAAGATCGTAAACGCTATCGTGAACAAACCGGCCTAGCTCCTTCGACAACGGCTCCGGTTGAGGGCACTGGTGGTGCCGCCTTTGGTGTATTTGCTGTTCAAGGCAAACAGCGTCGTGAAAACATCGAAGCTCGAAAGGCTGCACAAGAGCCTAAGATTTCGATGGATGAACTCACCAATCGTGACGATTATTTCTCCATTGCCAATCAATATATGAAGGCTGTCGGACAGCCAATGTTCGATGAGAAGAAAGAAAGCCGTAGAGACTTCATTGAACGCTTTTACAGCGAGCGGCGCTTTGCTGATTTCAATACCGTTCTCGGTACCATTCCTGAACTGGCAGCGCTAAAGAATTCCAATTTGGACACTCAAGAAGCCATTGCCCTTGGTCGAAGAATGTATGAGCAAGCAGAAAGTGCCGGTGCTCCGGGTGGACCGTCAGCACTTCGCGCCACATGGGACATTGTTAAGTCTGTTGCTACTGACCCGTCAACCTATCTTGGTCTTGGTGCCGGTAAGGCGGTCTCTACAGGCGTTGTTCGCACTGGTGCAAAGAAGTTGTCTGAAGATGTTGCTACTCGTACTTTGGAAAAGCAGGCGTTGTCAAAGACAGCAAAGCGTGCAGAAGTTGGCGCATCTGCATTGACAGAAACAGCAGTGGCTGGTGCTGCTGACATCACTGCTCAGCGTGCAGAACGTGCTACAGCCGAAATTATGGGCGAGGAAGTGCCTGAGTATAGCGCCACTCGCACCGCAATCGTTTCTATACTGGGCGGCACACTCAGCGCTGCTGCATCTGCCAAAGCTACAAAGGCTCCGACGATTCGTGAGCGTGGTGAAATCATTTCCGACGAAATCACTCGTCGCAACATCACCCCCGCAAATCCGACAGCACCGCTAACAGAAGCTGAACAGCAAATTTCCAAGGCTTTGACGACAGACTTTGATGACGTGCATTCGCAGTATGTCAAAGCTTATGGCAAAGCGCTGTTGAATCAGCTTGACCCTGCAACGGCTGTCACCGACGCAAAGGTGCAGGAGCCGTATAGCCGCACGGCTGTCCGCGTTGCTTTGCAACTGATCAAAGACAATCCGACGCAATACGGCTTCAACCCTGCTAAAGAGCAAATCAGCGATGCCGTCTATCGCACGCTGTCGCAAGTCGATACCATTGACGATGTTGCCCTCGAAGCTGCTGTAAACAAGGCTGGTTTGCGTCCTGATCAGTTTGCGGCAATGATGAAGACGACGGTGTCTGAAGCTGCTAAGACGATGCAGGCATATTCTGCTGCGTCTCGTGTTGTCAATCGCATGCGTCAGATTGATTCGACATTCGATCAGCGCATGAAGGAGTTGTACAGCGTCGATAACGACGGTGTCAGCGCTTTGACAAAAGTCGGTGAAGGCATTCAGCGAGTCGAGCGCGAAAGTAAGGCACTCATCACTTCGGGTATTGACACGCTTGCTCGTAATTTGATTGGTAACAACATTGCGTTGACCATCAAGACCGGTGTGCAAATGCTCGAAGGCTTGCGCTACAGCGTCGGCACTGCGCTTAGTGCAGCCGACGGCACTCGTGTTGCTACATTGAAGACCACGATGGGTGATGCGTTTAGCGATGCGTTGGGCACTTTCTATTATTTGCGCAATCGTGGGTTGGCAGAAGATGTCACGGAGAAAGTGCTTGAGAACAATCCTTCGTTGCTCAGTCGCATTAGCACCGCAACGCAAGATACTGAGATGGAGAATGTTAGTAGGCTTGCTAAATGGTCACAAACGCTCAACAACGCAATGGACGGTATGTATCGGCGTGCATCGTTTGCATCTTCATTGGAGCGCGAACTGCGCCGTGTTGGCGTCGATTTGTACAAAGATGTGCTGGCACAGAACAAAGAGATTCCGGCGTCTGTGTTGAAGCGGTCAATGGACGAAGCGTTTAAGGACACCTTCTCGTATACACCTCAAATGTACGCAAAGTCGTTCTCGGCATTTGAAGATAGCTTTGAAAGAGTTGGAGCACAATTTGTTCGCATGGCGGAAGCGCCCGGTGCATCACTGGTGATTCCGTTCCCGCGCTTCGTTACCAACGCCATTGCGTTCCAATACAAATACAGCCCGTTGGGCTTCATTGGTGCCACCGAATACGTCACGCAAGCGGCAAAGCTTCGTGCCGCCGGTCAGCTTGATAAGGCCGAGATGGTGGCTCGTGAAGGTGCTACCAAAGCCATTCAAGCCACCGTCGGATTGGGAATGCTTGCTGCTGCCTACGACTATCGCGTGAACAACCCTGACAAGCCGTGGTATCAATTGGGCGATGTTGACGTTCGTGCCATCTTCCCACTGTCGCCCTATCTCGGACTGGCAGATTGGCTTGCTCGCGATGTTGCCGGTGGTACAGGCAATGCTCCGACAAAGGAGATTGCTGAAAACATCATGGGCTTTAAGATGCCTGCCGGTAGTCAGAACAGTTTCCTCACCACCATTCAAGAGATGGCTGGTAGCGAAGAGAAGTGGGACAAAGTCGTTGAAGGGCTTGGTAAAGTTGCAGGCGACTTCATGGGTCGCTTCACGCAGCCGTTTGTTACCAAGCAAATTTTCGACCTAATCGATTTGATTCGTGGTGACGAAGCTGTAATGGCTCGCGACCCGAATGTGCTAACTGCTGAAACAGCCGGTGGAAAAGCTGTCGAGGCTGCTGCACAACGGGTACAAGCAAAACTTCCGGTTGTTAAAGAAGAGTTGCCACCCGCCATTGTTCGTTTCAAAGAACAAGAAACCCCGTCGAAGGAAGGTGAATTCTTCAATCGTATTGTTGGTTTCCGCACCATCCCGAATCCGACAGACGCCGAGAAAGAAATCAATAAGCACAGCACCGATCTGTTCAAGGTGTATGGTCGTCCCAGTGGCGATAAAGATTTTGACCGGGCATATATCAGCAACGTCAATGATTTTGCAATTAGCTTCGTAAACAGCGCCATTCGTCGTCCTGATTACAAAGAAGGCACTAGCGAAGAAAAGAAGATGATCATTGACAATGCTATCCGTGCTGCAACAGAGCGTGCTAAAGTAAAAACAGAAGGTCAATTCGCACAGGATTTCCCCGATAAAATTGATCGGATTCGTTATCTGCGCCTGTCGTCTGAAGAAAAGAAAATCGTTAATCAACGCTATGCAAAAGACAACAACGGCAGGACGATGGAGGAAGACAAAGCCTATAAGCAGTTGCCGCTGTATTCAGACTTTGGTAACGTAAAATTTGCGATGGGCGGTGTGGTACAACAGATGCAACATTTGTTCGGAAGATAATCATGGGACTTCTTTCAAAGGGCGCAAGTACACTTGCAAGTAAAACCACCGGCCTTGCCATTCGCAAGGCAACACCTCTTGTTGAAGAGGCGGCAGAGGGTGTTGTTGAAAAGACGCCTCTGGTGGCTCCTAAACGGGCGCTGAAGGCGACAAAAGCCACCGAGCCTACTCCGACCCCTGCTCAGGCTGTTGAAGCGCCTGAAGGCGAGCTTACGCTTTCCAATGCTGAAATGTTTGCCAAGCAACAAAGCGTTGCCAAACAAACCGAAGAAGCTCTACCTGCGCCCGCAAGCGAGTCTTGGTCACCCTACAGCTTTCCTAATAAAGTATTCACCGACGACCAATACTTTGCTGCTGAGATGGCGCTGGAGAATAGCTTTGCGATGGAAAGTTTGTACACGAAGCTGAAGGGCAACAAAGAAAAGTTTGCCAATGAGCTTCAGAAACAAGCGCAAAAGATGTTTGGCAAGAAAGGCGAATCTGCCCCTGTTCCCTATGACATTCAGTCAAAGGCTAAGACGGTTGATGAAGCCATTGCCGAAGTAGAGGCTACAAAGGCTCAGAAGCCTGCTGCTGATATCACCGGTGAAGAAGATGTTCTGCCGACTTCCACCATTGATCGGAAGAAAAGTATTTTCTCTGGAAAGCTTGGTACTAGCACTGGTCCTGATAGCAATAAAGTGTTGGAAGAGATTCGTCAACTACGCGAAGAAAACTATAAAATCTTGACGAATATGCCACAGGCTCAAAAGTTTGATGAGCCGGTGTTAGATGTGGCACTTGGTGAATTTAGAAATAAGTACGGATATGAGTTTGATCCGGCAATTCGTCGAGATAGTAAACGCATTATCGGGCTAATGGAAGAAAAGCAGCAGGAATATAATAGGCTGAAAAAGAAATATGCTGATACCCCTGACATTTCCATTTATCATGGTGGCAGCGACTTGAAAATTGCTTCAATCGAAGCGGAAGGATTCCGTCGTCCTTCACTTTCTAAGCGTACAGCGCAACAAGAACTTCGTACTGGATCAACGTCGCTGACGCGAGACATTGCTTTGAACTTCAATCCGGCAACGGGCTTTGGTGGTAAGGCAGAAAATGTTCTTGAAAAGAAGATTCCGTATGCTGAGTATGCGTTCACTCGCGTGAATATGTCGCCCACCGAATATCGCAACAAAGACTTAGACGCCACTGCTCGCACCATCACTGGTTCACCAACGGGCGCTCGCGCTCTTCAGCTTCCTCGTACTTCTGGTTTCTTTGAAACTGAGTCGGCCTATATCGAATCCGATAAGCTGAAGATGGCAAGAAATCCTGAAGAACTTTCAAAGAAGAAAGACATTATCGATGAGTTTACGGAAAGAAAGCGTAAGCTTCAGGACGAGCTAACAGACCTTGCGGCAAAGAATGTTTACACAAAAACTCTTTCGAAAAAAGAGGTGATGACGGGATATAAACTCATTAAAGAATATATTGATAACGCAGGTAAACTGGCAAAAGTATCAAATGTTCGAAGCGGCATTGGTGAATCATATGAAAACGCAATGGCGTCATTGTTTTATCGACAAGACTATTTAAAACTGTTGAGGGATTCACTAACACAATATGATCTACCGGAAAAAGCTGGTAATATTTCACAGCTAATTAATATATCAGAACGTGGTTTAAATCTTGGTAGCGATACCAAGATCGGTAGTGACATGTTAAAGCTAGCCGACAAATTCAAAGACGGTGGTCTAGTCCGACGCAAATGAAAAAGCCCCCGAAAGGGGGCTTGTTGTTGGTGCCTCGTGACAGAATTGAACTGCCGACCTCGGACTACAAAACCGATGTTATACCGTTTAACTAACGAGGCTATTGAAGCAGTCCTGCACTGAACTCACCGTTCGGTATCTCTTCATCGTCATCGATGTCAAGATCGTCAACCGCATGCAAAGTCTCAATAAGAAGCTGCATTGTCTGTTCTTTTGTAAGCCCGCTGCTCACCTTTAAATCAAGCGAGTCAGCGGTGGCACTGATGACAATGGTGCCGGTGATATCATCGTTCTCCACTTTGCTTCTTTCGGTCTAGGTTGTCGAAATAGGCGCGATCAAAACCTCGCTGCCACTCTTTGCCCTTGAGGCTGTCGGTGTTGTACTTCGACACAATCCATCCACGAGAGAAGGCATAGTAGCCTTCCTTGAAGGCGAAGGCGGATTCCTTAGAAATGAACTCTTTGTTCATAGCATTTCTTTCAGTTGCGAAATAGGAAGATTGTAACAGTCTGCTTTGACAACATACTTGTTGTCAGCATCCAATTGTCCTTTCTTCATAAACACAGCGTCTTTAAAGAACTGACTCTTTGAGTATACGCCACACCACCACCCCACTGTCAAGTCTTTCTTGATGCGAATAAACACATAATAGTCGCATTGCTGCTTCGTGTTGAAGTTGGCAACGCTGTTGCTGTAGTGTGGTAGCGGAGCAACAGAGGTTGACTTCGTTTTTACATCTACTTTGATGCCATCTACGACAAGATCGTAGTCGTATGTGTTTTCCTCGACAACCTTCTTTCCGGAATTACGCAGCACGTGTGCAGCCACTTCCTCGCCAATGAAGCCAACAAGGTTGCCCATGCCGCCTGTGATGCTGTTGTTGAGCCTGCCCATCTCCTTTGCCTTTTTACGGGCGCGATTGATCATGCTGTCTGTAATATCTACTTCAATCATCTGCCATCTCCCGACGATCCATAAATTCACCAATGTGAATCGTCAGGAAAGGCACCTTAATCAGCAAGCCAACAAAGCATAGCAATATCTCTTCTTCCCTTCCCTTGTCATCAATTGCTCCGGCACGGTAACAAATCTCTTCGTTGTGTTCAATGTCGAGTCCTATACCAAGGCGAGGACGAACCAAGATTTCCATTCTGTTGCTCCTAGAAAAAAGCCGCTGAAGGTTTCCCAACAGCGGCTGTGAGTATATCAGCGAATGGGACAAGCGCCAGTTGCGCAATCATCCTCTAAACCGATATTGGCTTCATCGACAGCAGTGATGAGTCGAGTGTTTGCTACCAATTCGTTGTATTGCTCTTCGGTGATTTCTTCGAGCGGAGCCTGCTTAAAACCGTGTTCGGAATGCAACAGGAACGACAAACTCTTGTGAGAATTCTTGTAATACTTCTTCAAGTATTTCCGAATCTCAGGAAGCTCTTCCTTACGATAGTAGACGGTGCAGCTAACGCTGTTGTCGCTCCAATTCTCTTGCAGCCATTTAATCGTCTCAAGCTGATCGATGGCAGTCATGTCCTTCGCCAACACCGCGTGGTCGGGATGACGGAAGGGGAACGACACCACCACGGTGCTGTGGTCTTCGCTACCGTCGAAGTTCTGCTGATACTCGACGTGGTAGCCGTGGTCACGACACACCTGCACAAGCGGGTGGTTGCTGCTGATACGGATACGCCGAATCATGAAGCGAGCGTAGGCAGGATGGCATCCCGGCGTAACACCCGGCAACAACGACAGCGTGCCCGAGGGCTTCACCGTGGTCAGCTTCACCGACTCGGGGAAGTTGTGCTCAGCGCTGTACTCCTTGTCGAAGGCACGAAGCTCTTCATACGCCCGACGCAGCCAACTCTTCTGCTCTTCCGTTGCCTGCAACACGCCCGTGACGCCAATGCCCATGCGCATGTTGGCATGCACAATAGCTTCCGTTTCCTTCAGGTGGCACGGCAGCGCAAGCGAATGCTTGTTGATGCGATAGAGCAACGTTGCCACGTCGATGAATTCTTCGTAGCTCGTGATGTTGGGCAGGAAAATTTCTGCAAGGCAGCAGGTTTCCTTGTCAGCAAGGCTTTGCTCAGCACAGGGGTTGTAGCCCTGCACCTTTGGGTCGGGATAGCGGGTGTCGCCGAGCAGTCCAATCTTGCGCGACAGCTTCAGGTTGATGAGTCCATACGGCTCGCCCTTGCCCTCGTAGCCGTCCCAAAAGAAGTCGTGAAGGTCGGTCACGTCGTGGCACACCACGCTGTTGTTCGACATTGCACGCCACGACGGGATGTTGCCCATATCCCAACGCTTTGCCAATAGGTATTCGACGTCGTCAGGATCACCAATAGCGATCTGTGCCGAGCGACGAACGTTGCCTGCAACCACGACAGCGCCGATGATGTTCATCATATCAAGCGCGTCGATGGGCCGGATTTTCTTACCGGCACGCTTTTCCAGCACCTTGCCAATCTCGGTGATGCCCCACACCAAATCTTCAGGACCGGATGCGGTGCCGCCAAAGCCTTTAATCGGAGCGCCCTTAGAGCGGATGAGTTGCGTCGAGTAGGTGAAAGTTTGCTTGCCGCTCTTATGCGCAAGGAAAGCAGCCTTGAGCGTCTTGCCGAGCAGCGCCACCCATCCCTCACGGCTGTCAGGGACGATGAAATCAGCGTCAGGTAGGTCAGTGCGCACCGGCACCTTGAAATCAACATTGACCGGGGGAAGCTTATCGATGTTATCTTTTTGGATGTTGTAGCCAACGCCGCTTCCCAACATCAGCAAGTCCATTGCCCACGTGAACGGCTCAACCGGCTTGTCAACGACGGTGAAGGCGCAGTTTTGCAGCGACGACAAACCCAGACGTCCGACAGTGTCGGTGCCAAGTTGCCAAAGGAATCGTCCTGCAACAGTGCCCTTCAGTTCGAGCATATAGCGCTTCAGGCGCGTTTTTTCGTCGTAGGTGAAGCCACACCCTAGCTGCTCGTTAGAAGCGTTCAAAACGCGATCTACGGTGTCTTCAAATTCTTCGGTAGCGCTAGTAACATCTTGTTCGTTAAGACGGCGAGAGTAAGTGCGCTTGTAGGTGAGGTAGCCAACAGATGACCACGGGGTGTTGATTTTTTCCATATTTTCCTTTGGTTAGAGACGAAAACGCCGACGTGATGTCGGCGTCGGGGGTGGATGTTATAGCAAAAGCTACCGATTGTCGCCGCTGCCCCCAATAACGCCACGGTCTTTTCGACTTTGCAGCTTAGCAAGATTCGCGCCAGCTACGTCCTGTAGGCTAAATCCGTTATAAAAAGCAATGGTGGCGACAAACCAAAGAATGTCACCAAGCTCTTTACGGATGGCAATGGGATCACTGTTCTTTCCATCACGCACCTGCTTTGCAAACAAGCTCAGAAGCTCACCAACTTCACCGGCAAGACCCGGTAGCAGGTAGGCATTGGTCTTTGCAGACGGCAGCGCTAGCTTCCACGCCTCTTCTTGATAGGTGTCGAAGTTAAACTCCATCATAGGCTCCAAAGATGTTAGGGATGTGGTCAGCCAAAACTGCTTTGCATTGCTGTGCAATTTCACGGTGTTCCTTTTGCGTTGACGGATCAGTACGCACTTCGATGAAATGCAACCAACTGCGGATGGTGCCGCTCATGTACATGCGACTTGTCGTCAGCCCTTCAGGCAACACCTTGCGAGCCACTTCTTTGGCAATACCAACGTTCAAAGCGTTCTCATATGCCTTCTTAGCGGCACGGATGACGTCTTGTTGTTGTTCTTGCCAAAAGCGGTGTAGCTCTCGGTCTTGCACTTCAATGCTGTTCTGACGGTTTTTCTCGTCTTGTAGTCGAACTTCAGAAAATTCATAACCATTTGCCACTGCGTAGCGTTGACTGAATTCTTGGAAGCTGAAACTGCGGTGACGAAGTATCTGACGGGCAATGTCACGGGTCGTCTCAATCTCAAGACAGGCTGACGCCATCTCAAACGGACTCCAATGCTTATGCTTCATGAGATATTTCAGCAGCTTTGGAGCCGTCGCCTCGTTGTTTTGATTCGCCGGGTTACTGACGCGAGCGCAATAGGCAATGGCTCGTTCGGCATCCGGCGTAATCCACACAAGCTTGACGCTGCTCATTCGTCGTTACCACCGTAGCTTTCTTTTTCGGTGTCGTATTCTTCCATGATAAATTCGCGAACAGATTTTGTAGTAACTTCGTCACGAATGTCATATCCGAAAACAGATGACAGGAAGTTTAGAAACCGAGAATGAATCTCTGTCCAAAACATAGTGTCATCATCGTGTCGAGCATTGAATCGATATTCAATGTGTCGTCCGTCTTCAGGATTTACATAGATGAATGTGTACGTTCCGTTTGCGTTGTCATCAAAAAAAGGATTACGGCTCATTTTTGTTTTCTCCTTCAAACAAATCTGTTTGTGTGTCGTCTTGCGGCATCACTTCACCCTTCACCGCAAGCTTCTTTCCTTCTTCAATGCCGCGCTTCAAGCTTTCAATAATTGCAAATCGCATCAGCGCTTGACGCTCTTCGTCAGTCATGTCAAAGGTGTAGTCAGCGCTACCATCTTCATTTTCACGAATCAGTTTAACGTCCATCTTCAAACTCCTTTACTTGGTTTAGAAATTCATCACGTTGTGTTTGAGTGCTGTAGTACAACGTCAACAAAGTATACAGCGCATCCTTAACTGGGCGCATCCATTTTTCATCTTCCGGGTGTGGTGCGTCATTGAGGTCGCCACTCACCATAAAATAATGATCGATAAGTTGTGATCGAAACAACTCATCAAACATGTCGTCATTGACATCAATTTCTACTTTCATTTCTTACGCTCCTTGCGCTCTCGTGCTGTCTTATCAGAATGACAGGGCTTGCACAGCACTTGCAGCCCGTCAGCTTCACAAAACATCCGTTCGACATAAGTGTTCCAGTCAACGAATCCAACCATTGTATCCACAACCGGATCGATATGGTCAACAACCACATTGGCAGCAGGGAAATTTGCCTTACATTTCGCACACTTGTAATGCTGCGCAAGCTTTCCTGTTTCTTTATTTGTTGTCTTGCCAACAAGCGCATCCTTCATCACTGCCCATTTGACAGGCCACCGACGGGACGCCGCACGTAGTGCGCTGACAACAAACGAACGAAACCGTGCCTCTGTCCATTCACCACCATTGCGTGTTTTAGAAGGGGTATTGCTCTTCTTCTTCAAGATCGGTTTGCAAGATGAACATCAGGCTGCACATCGCATGAGCGAGATGTGGCAGACCTGATTCGGGGTCGTTAATTTCCCCGCTACGGTATGCCCAAATGTGGCGCTGTGCTGCGTCAAAATAACGTTCGTGCAAATCAGGAACATATTTCCAATTGTCAACGCTATATTTGTTTGCACCATATGTCAAAACCTCTACCACCTTCTCAAGAGACTGCGTCTTCAGGAGTCCGTATCGGGGTTTGTTGGAGTCGTATTTGCGCCCGACTTCTTTCGGCTGCGTGATGCCTTTTTCGATGAAGAGGTCGGCAAGTGTCTTTTGTTCGGTGGAAGCCATAGTTCGTTTTCCTTTCTTCGAAGATAGAGAAGCCTAGCGTTTTCGATGACGCGCTCTTCATTACCATCATAAGCTTCGATGCATGCATTGTACATATCAATCTCTTCAGTGTAGTCTTTGAGCAACGCTTCAGCACGCTTTGGACCGATACCAGAGATGCCAATGATATTATCGGCAGTGTCACCCATCAAGATTTGCATGTACAGAAATCGCAATCCATTCTCGGGAGTGACATAGAAATGTTCACGCTTGACGAAGTTATAATGATGACCCGGCACTTGTCGAAAGTCTTTATCAATGCTGATGATGATGCATGCGTTGCCATGCTTTGTCGCCTCAGTGGCAATGGTGTCGTCTGCTTCTTGACCATCAACAATGATTGCACCCCAACGATCTACCAAGTGTTTTCTAACGCCCGGTAGATGCTCAGGTTTCGGTGCTGTTCGATTCCCTTTGTATGGCGCAGTCGTTGCAACTTGTTTGCGGAAGTTGTTAGAGCCGGTTAGGAACAGCTTCCACTTGTCGTAGAACACGTCGTCGTGATCACAATGAAGAAGAGCGTCAACTACGATGCTGTCCACAGTGAACAGCGCAGCAGTGACGCTCTCTTCTTTACAAGCTGCTGCGGCCCGATATGCCATAACATCCGAGTCCAGCAACGCTATCATTACAGCACTTCTTCGTCGTCCAAGTTACCTGCACCGGAGCTTTCGTACACCACCAAATCGGTGACAACAAGCTTCTTCAGGGACGGAGACACGCCCTTCTTGTTCTTGTACTTCCACTCGTAGCCGTTAACGATGGCTTTGGCCTTGCTGCCGTTGCCAATCTTTTCGGTGATGACGTCACCATCCGCATCAAAAGCCTTGATGGGGTTGGCAGACTTGCAGGTGATGAAGCGACCTTGTCCTTCTTTTTCACCAACGGTGATGCCCATCTCTTCGAGGGCAGTGACAGCCGCCTCAGACAGATTGCACAGGTTCACCTGATATTTACCCGACATTTCATTTACTTTGTCGAGTTGTGCCCACATGATGTCAGCCTTGAGCTTGACGACGGTTTGAGTATCAGCCATTTCAGTTCCTTTCGGGTTTACGACACAATTCAGCACGGTGTCGCTTCGTGTAGTCGGCATTATAGAGCCGCCATTTCTTCAATGTCAACACTGTTGTTAATTAGCAACTTCTGTGCTGCATCCACATAATATTGATAATCGATGTCGTTGCCGAAGTCAGCCATGTTGTTGCATGTCTTCAGCAGGTAGTCGGTGTCGATGCCGATGCGTCTTGGCTCTGCGTCAGGCATCAGCGGCGGCATTATCTTGATGAGTTTGCCTCCGTTGATGCTTGCGTAGTAGCGGCAGATGTTTTGCTGCTGTATCTCGGTGCCATCTTCCTGCACCAACACCAGACGGCTGCTGCGCGGCACCTTCGTTCGCATCATGAAGTCGTAAATGTTTTCATGATTGCGGATGAAGGTTTCGATATCGACACCGTCAAGCATGTGCGCCTCGGCTGCACGGGGGATGATGAGTCCACCCTGATCCTGATGCCACCCGAGTCCTTCATACTGATAGGCACCCTTGCGCTTCACCTTGCCATTGGTGTAGACGGCAATGTAGTTGTTGACGTCACGCAGATACATCGCTGAATACTCTGCAAACTCAAGCTGCAAGCCAACTTGCTGCTGCCAATGCTTGCACGTCATGTTGTACCAATGACGATATTTACGCGGCAGCTTCACCGTGATGCCGTCGGTGTTCACCTGAATCAACGACAGCCCCTTGATACGCAATAGCTGTTCAGCCAACAGGCACAGGCTAAGTTGCCCGTTGATGGTGATCGACATCGTATATTGCGGGTCGTAGAACGGGCTGTACTGGTTGTTGCTGTCCCCGTAGACGCCATTCAACGCGAGCTTGAGCATGGCGTTCTCAGCCGTGCCTTTTGCGTAGCTCTTGCGCTGATTGTAGACGTCCTCGTAAATGTCGCAGAACTTCTCCGACAAGTGTTCGGGATAGACGCGGTTGGCAATGGCAATGTTCGGATACATAGACGCCACGTCAGCGTCGATGATGATGTGTGTGTCATCTTCGCGAACGATGGTGTTTTCTAAACTGCCGTGAATGCCACCGGTTCCGAAGTCGAAGCGAAAGTCGTCAACGATGACGTTGAGGTTGTCGGCTTCTTTCCAACACATCCAATGGCTGTGCTGTGTTTCGCCTTTCTTCTTCGCCTTCAACTCTATCTGCTCGGTCCATCCCAAAGGATGCTGCTGCTTGAAGTCGTCAATGTCCTCAAACGATGGCGTGCGTGGAAACTTCTTGCGCTTGGTGTACATCTGCGCATATTGCGCAACGTCGCCTAGATCAGCTTCATCAATCTCGCTGAAGACACCTTTGGTTTCGCTAATCTTCTGACGGCTAAACCATTCCTGCACCGCAATGAATTCAGGACGGTTGAAGTCGTAGTAGTCAAACAGACAGTCGGCAATTTTGATTTGCTTGCGCTTAGTCTGATTGATGGTGCGCCTACCTTTGTTGTCGTACTTGTAGCAGCTACCCGGCAACTCTTCTTCGAGTCGCATGATGAAGTAGTCCTTACCAATCTTCGTGTCGTTGTGGTTGAGGAAGTTACGTCCGTACTTCTGCGTCAACTCTTCACGAAACTTGATGAGGTCTTTGCTTGCGTTGTAGAAATCGAGTGTGCGCAGGACGTCGTGCAGATTATATTTCAACAGCACATCAATCTGCTCGTCAGTCAACGCAATGCCAACATCGAACGGCAAGTCTTCGATGGTGTCGCTCTTCATATTAAACTGAAGCATCTTCAGCGAAGTGGCGCGAGCTTTGTTGTCGAAGTGATGTATCTTGTACAGGTCAAGTTGCGGCACATGCTCATCAGCAGTGCGTATGATATGCTCAAACTTCTCTTCGCTGCGAATGAGTTCCATTGCCTTCTTGTAGGCACGCACAGCAACGGCTTTGCCGCTGACGGTGGGAGCCTTTTCTCTTACAGATAAGAGATCATGGACAACAGGATAATCGAACCCAATGTTATTGAAGCCCACCATGCGGTGTTGTTCAGTACGCAAACGATCCAAGAATGCGAACACATCAGCGATTTGATTCTTTCTAGTAGAGCATTCATAAACCACCGTTTCTGATTTGTCGGCTGCGATAGCGGTGAAGCTGAAGCAGGTTGGATATGTTTCAATGTCGTATATAAAATCCATTAACGCATCCTGAAGATGTCAAAGATTGTTAGAAGGAAATTGAGAATGTCTGTCAATATCTCTAGCATCTAGCTGCTCCATGATGTTTTGTCGTTCAGTTTCAGTCATGTATGCCCATAGCGTTATCTCTTCGACAGTGCGCCGACACCCGACGCACATGCCTTGCACAAGCTTACAGACTTTGGTGCATGGTGTCAACTCAGAGAACGTCGTCATCGTCGTCGTCAGGTGGTGGCGTGTACTCAAGCATACGCCCCGTCTCTTTGGTGTACAACAGCGAACAAGCAGGCCCGGTCATGCCGCTGTAGCGATTCTTGAGCACACGCAGATAGGTGGTGTTACGCTTGACCGGGTCTTCGTCTTGCCCGTTACGTTCAGCACCCAACACCATGTCGCTAAGCTGCGCAATGGAGCCGCTGCCTCGAAGCTGAGCAAGCGACGTTGCAGCCCCTTCCTCGTGTCCTCGACCATCCGGACGCTTGAGGTGCGAGACAACGAACAACGCAATGTTAGTTTCCTGCACAAGCATACGAAGCTTGGTCATGATTTCATCGATGGCTTTGCGCTCGTCGCCGTTCTCCTGAGCCGAGACGATGATTGAAATGTGATCGACGACGATGTACTTGCAGTTGAGAGCCTTCGCCATGTAGCGCACGCGGTTGACAATGTTGTCTGTGCTCGTGCTGCCAAAATGGTCGAACAAGAATAGCCTACCTGTGCCGAGTGTGCGCTCGAATGCGTCTTTGCGTTCTTCTTCGTTCGCCACCGTGTCAGGCAAGTGCAACGGCTTATTTGCAGCAAGCGACATGACAGACAAGCCCGTCTTGCGAATGCCTTCTTCGAGGAACATCAGGCCGATGTTATCTTCGGTGTTCTGAAGCAGGTGCCAAACAATTTCGCGAAGTATCTGCGACTTGCCCAGTCCGCTACCGGCTGTGATGGTGACAAGCTCGCCGTGTCGAATGCCGTAGGTTAAGGCATTGAGTCCATCCCACGGGTACATGCACTGGGCAGGGGCAGGTGGCATTGACACCAAATCCCACAGGTTTGTACCGGCAACGATGCCGTCGGGGATGAAGGCTTCAGCAGCCCACCAACGTTGTACAAAGGTGGCTTCTTTATTTGCGGCAACGTAGTCGCAAGCATCCTTCATTTCAGGATCGTGCTTGAATATCTTTGCCTTGTTGCCAAACAACTCGGCAACTTCCTTTGCTGCCTTCTTGCCCGGTTCGTCGTTGTCAAAACAGATGACAATGTTCTCGAAGCTGTTGAGCCATTCGTATGCGGCACGACAATCCTTCAGCGCACCCGTTGCACCATTGCGGATGCTGACGCAGGGCCATTTGCTGCCGGTTGCCTGAAACACAGCGAGCGAATCAAACTCACCTTCGGTGATGGTGATGTACTTGCCGCCACTGCTGAAAATATTTTGACCAAACAGCGTTGACTTTGTCCATTCACCTTCGGTGCTGAACTTCTTCTCCGCCTTGGCTCTCACCTTAGCAGCGACAAGCGTGCCGTTGGCGTCGTAGTATGGGAAATAATAATTGTGAGCGTCCGACGTCACCCCGAAGCGTTCAGACGTAGCTCGTGTCAGTCGTCGAGCACTCACTGCGGGAGCGTCGTTGTCTGTGAAATGTCGCTGAAAATTCATGTTCACCTTTTTGGTTACGGGTTTGGAATATTCGATGACGACATCGTCATCCGGTGGTGTGTAGTTGGTGCAGGAAAAGCAGTAGCTGCTGCCGTCAGCATTGATGCTTCGGGCGTCGCTGCTACCGCATTCATCACATGCAACGTGGGTGCGAAGAAATGCCATCAGTCGCGGACAACAAGTTCACAGTCAGTCTTGAGAATGAAATTGAGACAATGATATTCGTCAAGTTCTCTCACCCAAAAACGATCAATGTCGGTTGATATCACAATAAATTCTTTACCGACATGCTGCGTGTACCAAAACAGGGCATCACTGCTCTTCTTGACTCTGACTCGCATCGTATAACCTGAGTAGTGGACGTTGTTGGAACTGCTCTCCGTTGCGGCATTCATTGGTAGCGGTGCAGCTACCTTTCTTGCCCAAGAATACACAGTTGTTGCAATCGATCTGATCATGCTCATTTAAAGCTTCCTTCAACGCGTCAATGTGAAAAACACGGTCGTGTCTGCGACCACCAAATTCGAGAAAGTCAAGTGCCGCTAGTGCGGCGTTACGAAGATTGTTCATGATGCAAGTTTATAAAGGCCGATGTTGGCAAATGCGTAGCCAAGATAACAGATGAACATTGGCACGTTGCCTTTGTAAAGCTGTTCAATGGCTACCCCGAGGTAAATAATACCGGTTACAGCAATGAGCCATGCGCTCATGATGATTCCTCAATCATGCGGGCAATGAATCCGTAATAGTTATGGCGCTCTTCTTGCTTGTGACGTTCGCGCAGCATGGCACAGATGCGCTGACGTTCATGCGCGGCGACAAGAGCAGCGAAGCGTTCAAGGTCAGGCAGGCAGTCTTCCTCTGCATCAAGGGAGCCATACTCGCTTGAATACCCCTCAAGCATTTCCCACAAACCTACCTCTCGCGCCAGTCGGAGAATGGTGTCACGAAAACTCATCTCACTACCCACACATAAAGACCCATCAACACAACAAACACGGCAGCGACTCGCATTAATATTTCAATCAAGTCCCGCAACATGTCGTATTCCATTTCGCGATAGTCGTCTTCGTTCATGTTCATCCTTCCATTTTTTTAGCTGAATGATTCCAATAATTGCGTTAGCAATTTCGTCTTCTGTTGGCGGTGTTTCAGCATCACACACTGCAAAAAGCAATAGCTCAAGCGCACCATCAACAGCATCCATCATGCACTCCTTTGCATAAGCTGCACATCTTCAACAAGCTGTGTCGGGAACTGTCTTATCTCCTGTGCCTTCGCTGCGCCTCGTCGAGTGTGAACGAAGTACGGCATCACAGACGACACATCCTGATGCCCGCTCATCTGCATCACGGTGATGAGGTCACCACCATTCTCAATAGTTTCGGTGATGGCTGTGCGACGAAGGTCACGAAGCTGAAGCTCTCGACCAAGCTTTGCCGCTTCACAAATGTCGAGATAATATTTGTTGATGGTGCTGACGGGATAGGGAATGAACTTGCCCTGTCGTCTCACCATCTGCGGGGCAACATAGTCGGACAAGAAGAAGTCCTTCTGCTGTTGCTTGAGCATTTTAGCAAGCCCTTCAGAGATTGGCAACTGCACTTTCGCATCACGTTTGCTCTGACGGATGGTGACGGTGTTGGTTTCGAAGTTGATATTTTCCCACTTCAGGTTGAGGATGTCGCTGACGCGCTGACCCCACTCGTACAGCATGTAAAACACAAGCCCTGCGTTGCGCCATTGCCAACGCGAGAATGCTGTGTTGAGAAATGCTCGGACGTCTTCGCGTCGCCACATCACCTTGCGGTGTTTCAATTGCTTACATTTTATTTTCTCGAACGGATTGTGTCGAGTGTAGCCACAGCGGATGGCATAGTTAAGTAGCAGCTTATATATGGTGAGATGGGTGTTGGCAACACGCGGTGTTGTCTGACGCACCTGCTCGTCATACATGCGCTGTATCATGGGCGTTTCCAACGTTGACAGCTTCGCGTGCTGCAACGCAACACCGGCAACCTTGACGTTGCGCCATGCCTCGATTGAGAGTCGATATTGTTTCTTCGTTACTTCGGCAAGCGAAGTGAAGTTGACGCTATGCAGGTAGGCATAGATGACGTCTTTGATTTTGCCGTCCTTGCGCAGGTCGGCAATGTGTTTCATTGCGCTGCGCCATTCTTCCATACGGGCGTTGCTTTCGACGGCATAGGCTTCGGCGTCTTCGCGCTTGTCGAGCGGGAAAGACTTACGCTTGACGACGCCTGCATCGATTGCATTCTGTGGAGGATTGTAATAAATGTCAGAGACTCGAAAGCGTAAGTTTTGTGGTGTCATGTCCTGCTCCTGATGCATCTTGCCTGCTCCCGCAACACAGTCTGAACTGGACCGGGTGCGCAAATGTTGGAGCTATCGTCAATGGCTTTTGCGCATTCCTCACGCTCATGCGCGGCGACAAGTTCGGCGAAGCGTTCAAACGCATCGGTGTGGTTCCATAGCCGAGGCTCAAGCCCTGCTTCTTCTGCCAGTCGGATGATGGTGTCACGATCCATTATTTCCCCCAGAACATTGCAAACGGAAAGTCTTTTTCGGTGTAGTCACGCTTCTCCAGACTGGGTGCGTACTCCCAAGCGTGGAAGTCAGGCATACGGAGGCCTTTCTCAGAAGGCAGATACAGAACGCGCCGAAAACCGATCATGTTCATAAAGTGCCACCAGAGCCAGTTAATCATTCCTGCCCCCTTGCTCTGATGGCGGTGGCTATCTGTTCGTTTACCCAATCTGGCAGCGTCATATCGTCAGCCACCTTCGCACAAGCCTCACGCTCGGCAGCGGCAACCAAGGCAGCGAAGCGTTCAATGGCCTCCATGCCCACAAGAGATTCTGCGTGGAAGGTGTCTGTTTCAAAGCCGGGATCAGCCTCCCGCGCCATGCGGATGATGTCGTCGCGGGTCATGTCTTCTCTCCTAGTCGTTCGCGCAGGGCGGTAAGGGCATCTCGAACATTCCCATCGATGGCATTGGGCGGGTGCTCATCCACCGTGCTGGCGTAGCAGATCAGACTGTCGGTGTAGGGATAGACAGACTCCAACGCCTCCAACGCCTGCCGCAGCAGGGCGGTGTCGCGCTCGGCAACAAGTGAGACGAAGTGCTCTATCTGCTCTAGGGTTGTTAATCTGAAGTCCAAGGGATTACGATTTGAATCAGTAATAATGACTTCTTGAACCATCGAAACAATGTCATCGCGGGTCATGTATTTTCTCCGTCAATCCACTCCCAACCTAACAGCACGCGCATCATCACGCGGTGCAGCCATATAGGTTTCTTTTCAAAGTTGATTTGCAACCCGATTGGGCCACCGATGCGATATCCGCCAACGTACTTTCGGTGAAGGTATGCAAAACTGCCCTGTGCTACATACACGGTTTCGTCTTTCATATTTTCTCTCCTAGTCGTTCGCGCAGGGCGGCTGTGAGTCCTTCTAAGTCTTGGCCCCAAGCGCCACGCTCAATGTGCCATTCCAACGCCTCCAACGCCTGCCGCAGCAGGGCGGTGTCGTCGGGGGGGTGGGTGTAGAGGGGCGTCCCGTCACCATGTTGATTGAACACAATGCGTCCACTCCAAAGGCCGTCATCGTCAACGAAGTTTTCAGTCTTTACCCACGCCACAGGCTCATTGCTCATGCTTCACCTCCAATCCCGTGTGCGCGTTCGATAAGGCGCACTATGTCGCGCACTGTTGCCGTACCGCTTGGTGGCAGCGGGAGCGCGTCAATCTCCTCATCCGTCAGCGGCTTGCGCTGCGGTGGGTGGGTGTAGAGGGCCATTCCTGTAGTCAGAACAAGTGCAGGGTTAGTCGGAACAACAGTGAAGTGCCCCGCATATGAGCCGCTCACATACGCCATCGGCTCCTGCTCAGGCTCCGCAAGCGCGGTGCGGAGGGCGGCTCTCGCTGCGTTCACCTGCTCCCACGAATATGCGTCCAACGCCTCAAGCGCCTGCTGCGCGGCTTGTCGTAAAGTTATTTCAGCTTGCATTCGTACACCTTGCTGTCAATATAAAATGAAGAAAGCTTGTCGCAGTCTCTTTGAATACGTGACATTCCAATGATGCCACCGAGTGCAAATGATGCTGCGACAACAATGGCAAATATCACAAGCTCTACACTGTCTTTCATTTCTTTTCTCCTTGCTCAAACAAAGCGTTAGCAACTTCAAAGATGCGCTTTTTATTTTGAAGCGCGTTGATGTATTCTTGCGGAAAGCAGTCGATACCATTCACTGAACCAATCCACATGCCTGCAACGCAAGCATTGGTGTCGGTGTCCCATCCATAGGATACGGCATGACGCAACGTAGCGCCACCATCACCCCTGCCGTAATGCACAGCATGTCGTGCAGCGTTGAAGGTGTACATGATGGAGCCTTTCTTGACGCGAGTAGCCGTCGGATTGAAATACAACGAATGGAACTGGGGCTGCACCGGCCCCATCAACTCAGCAACGAACGCGGCGGTGTAGTTGATAATATCGGCGTTGCCGTGTGTCATCAAGCTTGCAGCAACAGCGTCGGCAAGCGCTTGTGTGCTGTTGTTGTGGTTGGCAGCAAGGCAGGCAGCGATGCGCATGATGCTGCCGTTGCCGCTGTCGTGTGTGTCGCCTGTCGAAGCAAAGGGTCGGTCATGCTCCATGCGATCAATGGCAGCAGCGGTGGTGCGTCCAATGTCAAAGACATATCCACGGGTGCCATAGTTGCCCGTCTTGCGCCAGTCCTTGAAGCGACGTGCTGCATCCTGCGGATCGAACTTACCACGGGCAACGTAGCTCTCGCCCAATGCCAACGTCAATGCGCCATCGTCGGTGTACTCACCGAGACTAACATCGTGTGCGCCACCAGTTGTCAGCTTAACATCATCCGGGTTCATTGGTTCACCAAACTCATAAGGTGCGCCAAGCATATCGCCTAGAAACGCACCGACAAACATGCCGACAACTTGATCACGGGTCATTGTGTATCCTTTTCTTTCGGAGGTTTTCGAAGCGGCGTTACTTGCGCCGCAGCAGGAATGTGGAAAATATTTCCGGTCATGTCGAGGCAGTAACTGAACATGCCGTCGAGATGATCGAAGAAGAAATAATTATCGCACCACTTCACGTAGTTCCGTTTCGGAACGCTGTATAGTGGTGTAGGTTGCAGGTGTATCCAATCACGCAGGTCTACTTCGCTGATCATGATGTTCCTTTCGACAACACCTGCTTCGGTGTCTTGCGTTGAACACGATTGCTCGGATGACAGAGATATTTTTCACCAAGCTTTAGAATGGCTTGCTTGGCACGTTCGAAGTTTCGTTGCTGAATCTCTTGCAATTGCTGTTCGATGGTCATATTAATAGCCTCAAGAAAAATGGTAGCGTCAGAATGACGACGATGAGTATCAGTCCGTCGTCGTCGTCTATCACACGCTATACCGTTCGTAGTTGCGGATGCGGCTCTGCTTGTCTGTGTGCTTCTCGACGAAGCGCAACGCTGTGCCGTGGTCACGCAGGGCTTGCATCAACAGGGACAGGTCGCAGTCCTCTTCGAGGAACGCATAGTCTCCACGTTGATACGAATACGATGATACCTTGTCGGCAATGCCGAGGTTGGTGAGCACACTCTTACGTACCTTGGCCCATGCATGACCGGGGTCACTGTAGACAGTGACGGTGAATTGTTTGCGCATTTTGTTTACTCCTTGATGTAGTCGTCCATGTTCTCTGCTTCGACAGCAACGTAGAACGTGTTGAGGGTTTCGAAGCTTCCGTCTTCGCCGATGAGCGTCACCATCTGTGACGTGATGATGCGCTCATACCCCAATCGTGGGTGGTCGAGGGCAAGGACAGTGACCTGCTTATCGTTGAGACGATGTAAGCTATCGCGGACATAATGTACAGTGGGTTTCATAGCATAGCCTCCGGCATGTTGGCGAGCGCTTGCTTACTTTGTTCGCGCTGTCGCTGTTTCAAAAAAGAACGCTGCCGTTGTCGTTGTGACTCAGGCAGCGCCTTACCTTTGTAGGTATTAAAGGGCCACACCAACGGTAGCCCTTCGTTGTTGCGTTGCATTATGCAGGCAGCAGGTCGAACAACTCGCGGTTGATACGAACGTGCTCAGCCACTGCGGTGACAGGGCGAGCCTTACGCATGCCGACGTTGTTGTCGGTGATAGACTTGATCATCACGTTACCACGCAGCACATTCTCCTGAATGCGATTCCACACAGTGAAGGCATCGCTCAGGTTGTCCTCGCTACGCTGCACGCCGAGTGCATCACGGATGGTCTTGTCAACAGCGTAGCTGCCCTTGATGGGGCGACCATCGACGTCGACAATGCTGTCGTCCCATGCACCCCAACGCTTCATCACGGCTTGCTTGGCAAGCTCATACTGCTGCATGCCATCAAGGTTGATGTTACGGGCAACCTCGAACTGCTGCAACACCGAAGGCAAAGCCTCAATGACAGAGCGCAGGGATTGCTCGAATCCTGCAATCGACTTCGTCGTGTGGTAGATACGCTGCTGCATACCTTCCCCGGCAACGATGCCGTTGGAGCAGATGAAGCGGTATGCTCCGGCAAACAAACGCAGGGCAGAGCTACCATCGTGGCTGTTGTAGACGATGATCTCACCACGGGTTTGACCGTCGCCTTGGTCGCCTCCCTTGCTGAAAGCAACCATGTGGGTCTTGTGCTCAGCCTTGGTCGGGCTGTTCTTCGTGGGACGCTTCTGTGCAGCTTGCACAGGGAAGTAGTCGTAGTCTGCCATGATGGGCAACAGATCCGCAGTGCGGAAGGCTGCATAGCGATCCGTCAGACGCTCCGCCTTAGTGTCCGAGAACATAGCGGGAGCACGCTGCTGCATGTCTTCGACAGTGAGCACGCCATTGTCGTTGCGGCGGGAGAAGATGAGTGATTGACGCATGGTGTTTCCTTTCGGGGTTGTGACGGCGACAGTGCCGTCGATGGGATCAATTGTACAGCGAAATAAATAGTCGAGTCAAGTATGGGGTCATTCGTCCTTGGGTCGGATGTCAACCCATGACAGCGTGTCACTGCACCACATCATAGGTGACAGGGGCAAGCGCCACTGTATGACAACCTCAAGCGCTTCCGTCATCGTAGACTTCGTTGCACACAAGGGCATGCCTGCCCTAGCGTCGATGACAGCATAGCCCTGCGACTCGCTACCGGAAATATAAAATTGATGTTCAAGCATAGCTTGCCTCATAGAAGATCTTCGGGAATGTCAACGTCATCACCGAACACCGACGATACATAAGCACGCATCGCTGCGATGAGCGGTGTTGCACCATACTCCTCAGCACCACTTCGTGTCGTAGCTATCCAAGGTCTGCCTTCGTTGGGGTTGAGCGGGTTGTAGTCGAGGGTGATGAGTTCACGTTCGATGATGGCTCCGGCTTGCGACCAATTCGTTGATGGTTGCCACACTAGGCGATACGCATTGCTGAGAATAACTTTCCACGAAACAACTTCGTTGTCGTCGAGTTCTGCCTTGTGTCCTTCGGCGGTTGCCACTGCCCAGTCAAGGGCAACACCGTTGAGAATGCTTGTCTTTACTTTCATAAGTTTCCTTTCAGGAAAAGCTGTATACACCAATGACACGGGTACGGGGTCGGGTTGGGAACGTATCGATGATACGTCCGTTGATGAGTGCAAACACATGTCCACGCACCGACACAATGTGTCGTCCCGTGGGATAGCGTGATGCAATGTTGGCAACTGTGCAGCCTTTGCTGTCGACATCGTCAGCACCGCATTGGTACAGCGACATCAGCCTGTCGCGCTTCTTGCCCGTCTCACCCAGTGTGGTGAAGGTAGCGCCAAATATCTTCGCCACTTCGTGGGTTGTCGTCACCTTCGTACCACGGAATTGCTTGCGTCCCTTGCGGAAGAACAGGTCACGCAGGTTGGGGTAGGTATCGACGCCAACGTTAGCGAATGCTCGAATGACGCAGTCATTTTTATCTTCGAGTCCGAAGTCCGCCGCCATGTATCCGGGTTCGGCAGGGTGATGGGGCAGATGGGTGATGAAGATTGTTCGCATGTTGCTGAGCCTTTCAGTAAAAGCTGACGATGACAGCCGAAGCTTCGGCAGGGTATGCAGCAGCCCATTCGTCAGCGCTGTTGCGCTTGATGGTGTAGTGCATGAACGTTGCGTTGCCCCATACGACGACGACAACGTGTCGTGCAAAGGTACGGATGAAGCTGCGGCGGATGGCGCTGATGATGTCACGCATTGCTGTGTCCTTTCAGGAATTCGACAGCGGGATGCCGTCGATGGGTTGAAGTATATGGGATAAATAATCTCCGAGTCAAGCGGAGGGGTTTTGTCGGCATTCCTGACCGAAGATTGCGCCTCTGCCGTTACGTGATGCAACGACAACGTGTCGCGCCGTTGTCACGGGAAGCTCGCTCACGGCAGTGACGAAGCTGTCGAACTTGTACGGATTGTATTTGATGGGGGTGAACAGCGCTTCGATGCGGTTGATGAAGCTGTCGCTCACGTTGGTGTTGATCATCTCACCGACGACACCGGCATGTACGTTCTTGCGTTGCTCACGGATGACACGCTGACGTCCGGCTTCGGACACCTTGAACGTGGCGTTTGCAAGCAATACAGAGTCAGCATGGGCAATGACACGCCCTTTGCGCTCACCTTCGAGTGCCTTCACGCTCAGGCATTTACGATTCAAGTTGAAGTAGACCATCACACGCATTTGTTCTCTCCTTGAGATAGTCGATTGCACATTGCAATCGGTTGATGTCATCTTTCATATGTCCAATTGCAACATTGCAACAATGACAGATGATGCCGCGAACCTTACCCGTTGCATGACAATGATCTACCACCGCCTGATTAGGCGGTCGAGAATCATTTCTTTTGATTGGTTCCACATGTAACTCTACGCTACATACTGCACATTTTCCATCTTGCGTGGCAACCATTGCCTCCCATTGTTGTCGAGTCAACCCGTAACGATGCTTCATTTGTTTCCATCTCTGGATACTTGGATCAGCCCGTTGTCTTTCAATGAGCGCTTTGTTGTGGCAAGATTTACAGGTAAATCTATGTCCCGTTGGCGTTTTGTAGAATTCTGTCAGTTGCTTTTCAACTGAACATGTTTTGCATTTGAACATTGTTTCCTCACTAATGTGAGGATTGTTGTATCACAATGTGCAGGTTAACGCCAGTAATACCTACATCAGAATGCGTCGCGTTCAATCAATACGAACACGATGATGAGTGCTACGATGATGGCAAGGAAATAGTACATGTCAGAATCCTTTCAAAAGGATTTTCATGAGGAACGGAACAGCAAGTCCCGTCAGATTAGATAACTCTTTTAGAGTTAAGTTGGGATTGTTGTCGTATATCCTACGGATATCATCGTAGGTTAATCCGTGGAGCGAACGCTTCATTGTGTATGCCATGTCACAAACCTTTCAGGTTTTGTTGAACGCTCACCATTGAACGCTCAAGAAAACCCCCTATCGCAAGAGCACCCACTCTCACTTGGGGACAGATGGTATAGATGCCGCACTCTATCCAATGCATGATGCCTTAACGTATGCATCATTCACGCCAGCCCATAGTGCATCTGTCACATGCACCGACACTGGTAACGGGTTGTTAAAGAGCGGGAAGCTTTCGCTTCGTGTTGCTTTCTATTATAAGGGCGTCGCATTTCCCTTGTCAACTGTATGGGCTTTCACCCCGTCGTCAACGGTTCGCATAGCGTCGTCTGTAACATACAGGCTAAGCTACGCTTCGATACTACGCTTGTGTCGTAACCCGGCATCACCCGGCTAGCTTCTCACCGACTCGGCGTCGTCTCGCATTGGCTTCTATTATTACCGCCAACGAAAAACCCTGTCAACTGTAGGGGCTTTCGTTGACGTCCCCCGAAGGGGATCGTCGCATGTTAGTGCACAGCGATTGCAATCACCTTGCCCTTGAACACGTCGCTACCGCAAGCATGCCCCACGTTGGTGCATGTGCCGCACTTGCCGGGGCAGGGAAACACTTTGCTATCAAAGATAGCACGAATGGCATCGTTCACCGGCTTCGTGCCATAATCGGCAGCTTTGATCTTGCGACCAATGCTGACAGCGACGAAGTCGCCACGGGTAAACGCTTGCTGACGGATGAAACCTACGGTGGAGTCGTCCGCATTGTGACCCGAGGAAATATTCAACTTATAGTTGACCGGCACCACGCCGCCAGCTTCGACGAAGCTCTTCAGCAGAGCGAAGCTCTTGCTGTAGCCGTAGGCTTTCACCTTCGGCAGGACCGACAGCAGGCCCATCCAAAATTCAATGTCAGAGACATTGGAAAAATCGCCGTCCACATAGAGACGGAAATCAAAACCCTTCGGGTTTGCGTCATTAACGGCATTCAATGCATCAATAATCGCAAAGCGATTGAAGCGCATCAAGTATGCATTCTGAGCCTGACGGAAGAACGCCGACGGATAACGCCATGCCCTGAAGCTGTAGCAGAATGCTAAGCATTCTCCAGCACCGGGACAAGTGACGCCGGGCAGAGTAGAAAACGCATAGAACGGCAGCTTGCTGTTGCCTTCGGCAAACACGCTGAACGGCACAGCGTTATCGAAGATAACGGACGAAAACTTCGTCATGGCAGCTTGCCAACCCTTCGAAGCGAACAAAGGCAGAGCCTTTAGGGCAACGAATGCGTTGACGATATCAGCTTCGCTGCCGGTTTGGACGACGACGGCAAAGCGCTGAAGTTCTTCGAACTTCGGGGCGTTGGTGAATGAACGTGTTTGCATGGTGTTTCCTTTCAGGAAAGCGACGGAATCGCCGTCGTCGATGGGGTCAATTGTAGGGGCCGATGAAAGCCCCTGTCAACTGTGGGGTTATTCGCCAACTGTCCAGATTTTAACAACGTAGTTGTTAGGGTTGATGCACTCTACACGGGCTACGTTGATGCCATCATCGTAAACGATGACGTTGTTTTTCCATGCGGTAACGGCAGTGAATCCTTCGGATTCGAGCCATTCGGCGGGATCAGCGAAAAAATGCTTCATCGTGACGTTCATGCTATGTATCCTTTCAGGATTGCGACGCCGGGAATCGGCATCGATGGGAACGGACTGTAGCGACAAACAATACCTGAGTCAAGCGAAGGGTTTTTCGACGTCGGCTTTGGCAGCGAAGCTGCTGCGCGTGTGCGCGTGCTACGTCACGTGTAGCGCGATGCGGTGCGTGATGCGCGGATGACGTGCGACGTCGTGCGTTAGCGGGTGGGGTAGTTCGATGCGAAGCTTTGCTTCGGTCGACGTCGAGCGGGGTAGTTCGATGTTGTACATCGAAAGAGGGGGTATGCTCTACCGCTAAGTTAGTGGTCACTAACATAGGGATTTTATCGCTCTGACGACAAAAGCACTTATTCCTACGGAATAGACCTAAGCTGTTGATTTGCAAAGCAAATGACGTAGCGCGAGATCGTGCGCTAGAGCGCATTATGCGCGATCACACACACGCATCATGTGCGCGGATGACGTGAGCATGACGTGGGCGGGCGTGGGCCACCCGGGGGTGCTAGCGCTATTGTATATAGCCTAGCACACAGATCAGGATTTTTAACTTTGTTAGTGGTCACTAACTTAGCATGCCAATAAAAACAACGACCTATCCCGATCTTGTGCATCCTGCCGCACACACCATCACCTACATCACCCAACACCACACGACACCATCCGGCACCAAACGACACCATCCTGCACTACAATGACAGCAAAAACATAGCTTTGTCGCATTGACGACGCGGGGTCAGCAACAACACCATGCTATGGTGATGAGAATCATTCGCATTTACATAGAATAAATGGGGACAGAGACACAACAGAGTTGCTTTTGCTTGACAAAGACACGCAAGCTATGTAAAACTGGGGCTGTCGATTGGACGGGTAACGGTGGCAATCGGCAACGACTGTAAAGTCGTCATAGCGCTACCACGGGAGAGACATTGAAACAGCGCAAATGGATGGCGAAGATAGCGTCCTAATGTCGAAAGGCTGTCGTAAGAGCTAACAAGCTCTAAAGGCTCCCCACAGGAGTCTTAGTGTATCTATAGAGTGTTAATGAACAATAATAACATTTTGATGCATGCTTCTAGTTGGTTTCATCTTTATACCTTGTTAACAATTTAAACACGCCAGTATCAGCACTCTAATAAATAAACATTGTTTTTAATCTAACAAACATTGTTACTTCTAACATTGCTAATGTTAGAAACATAAAATAACAAAGATGTTGTTCTAAGTCGCTAATGTAACCGATAACAACCTATATAGTCTACATAAGGGAATTCTAACGAGTTCCCTTTTTTGTTAACTAAAAGCAGGGTGTTGTTGACACACAACGTATTTTGGTTTACATTGTTACCCCGAAAGGAATGTGTTGTGGCCCGCTTCAAAACACGAAAAGAACTCGGAGCACTTGTTAATAGTCCGCCGCACAGCTATTATGCTGTTGCCATGAAACAGGTGTTCAAAGACAAAGAAGAGGTGAAGACGATTGGATATCACTCTGATGTCTATTACGTCAGAGCAGCGTTAGAAAGGCATACAGGCTTGTTAATTCCGCTTCCGGCTGTTGACAAAGCAATGCGTGACGAAGGCTGGTATGAAGGCGTTGTCAATAGACGTCGCTATTAATTTCTGTTACAACGCGGAGTAATATGACCATCAAACGAGGCAACGAAACTTTCAGTGGCTACAACAAGCCTAAGCGTACTCCTTCTCATCCGAAGAAGAGCCATGCTGTTTTGGCTAAAGAGGGCGACAAAGTGAAGCTCATTCGTTTTGGTCAACAAGGCGTTAGTGGTTCTCCAAAGAAAGAAAACGAAAGCGAAGCCTATCGCAAACGTCGTGAAAGCTTCAAAGCTCGACACGCCAGTAATATAGCTAAAGGCAAAATGTCTGCTGCGTATTGGGCTGACAAGGAGAAGTGGTAATGCCGTTTCAGTCGAATGGAAAACGACAATATAGTCGTGAGCTTCAATGGGAAAAAGACAGCAAGCCGCAGCGTGTTAAACAGCGTGCTCAACGCAATGCTGCCAGAGCTAAGCTGATGGACGAAGGCGCAGTTAAGCCGGGTCATGATGTTGACCATAAGCGTCCTCTGTCAAAGGGTGGTAGCAATACACGTAGCAATTTGCGTTCTGTTCCGGCGTCAAAGAACAGAAGCGTTAAGCGTAAAGCTGATGGAAGTTTGCGATAATGGGACGCACCAACGAAAAGCTGTGGGAAGCTGCCAAGGCGCAAGCGAAGGCAAAGATGGGTGGTAAACATTCTGCCCGAGCTATGCAGCTTGCTGGTAAAATATATAAAGATAAAGGCGGCGGCTACACTGGCGAAAAGACAGAAGCGCAGAAGTCCATGACGAAATGGACGAAGCAGGAATGGACAACGTCTAGCGGCAAGCCCTCTGAAGGCAAACGTCGTTATCTGCCGAAGGCTGCATGGGGTGCGTTGTCTGAGTCTGAGAAGAAGGCAACGAATGCCGCAAAAGCTGCGGGTAATAAAGCGGGTAAGCAATTTGTTGCCCAACCGAAGGCTGTCGCAGAAAAGACAGCGAAATATCGAAAGAAATAAAGATGGCTCTTTCTAAACTATTTGGTCGTGGCGTCGGTGCTGCCACTCGTCGTGGTGCTCCTACAGCGGGTAAAAATCGCTTGATGGCTGATCTTAGCGACGACGTCGTTAGCGAAACCAAGAGCGACCTTGCTCAAATGCGCAAGGCGTTGTCTGCCCGTGCTGCTGAAGCTGAAGACGACAAGCCCGGTGCTGCCCTGCGTCGTATAAGCGTGCAAGAAGCCGGTGGTAGGGCTGCGTTGCGTACCGGTAGTCGTGCAGGTGCTGTTGGCGCTGCCGGTGCTGGCGGTGTAGCTTTGGGCACGGCTGCTAGCGAGCGTGCTAACGAAACCCGTCGTCGTATGATGGAGGACGAAGAAGACAAGACGCCTAAGCGCGTTGCTGTTGCCTCTCGGACGATGGATGATGACGAGATGGACACCATCAAGAAGCGTCTTGATGAAGAAAAGAGCAAGCGTGAAGACAAGAAGGAGATGTCCTTCAAAGAAGCCTTTGCTGCTGCGCGTAAGGACGACAAAGCCACCTTCACGTGGCAGGGCAAGCGTTATACGACGGAGCTTGCCAAAGAAGGCCCGAAGCCGTCTGTGCGTGAAGGCAAGAATGAGAACATTGACGACGAAACCCGTGGTCGCGCTGAGATGAACAAGGGTGGTGTCGTGAAGAAGAAATATAGCATGGGTGGTGCTGCCATTCCTGTTGTGTATGCAGGTGCTAAGAAGCCGGTGAAGAGCATGCCCAATCCTGCTCTGGCTGCAAAGCGTCTGAATAAGCCTAAGCCTCCTGTTGTTGCAAAGACAAAGATGGCTAAGGGTGGTGCTGTTAAAGGAAAGAAGAAATGAAAGCTTGTGCTGGATGTCCCAACCCCGCTGCCTGTGCCAAAGCAGGTAAGTGCATGATGGCAGGTAAGAAGATGAACTATGGTGGTGCTGTCAAGCCTATGATGGCTAAGGGTGGCGCTGTTAAAAAGAAGCCTGCGGCGCTAGCTATCATGATTGCTATGCCTGCTAAGGGCAAGGGCAAGACGAAGATGGCTATGGGCGGTTGTGCCACTAAGAAGAAGTAAAATGGCTCTCATCAGCAAGCGTTCATGCCCCATTGCGACTCAGGATGTTCATGTCAACCTGAAAAATCGCAATGAGGCTTTCAAGGAGTACGGATACGGACCTCCTGATCCCAACGCTGTAAACAAAGAGTTTTGGGATAAGAAGGCTAAGATGTACAACGCGCCTGTTTCTGAAATCAAGAACATGCGTTGTGGCAATTGTGCAGCCTTCATTCAAACGCCTTCGATGATGAAATGCATCATCGGTGGATTGGAGAAAGATGAAAATGAAGGTGAATTGTCATATGATGAAGCCTTTGTTGAAGCTGCCGATTTGGGCTATTGCGACTTGTTTCAATTCACCTGTGCCGCTGCTCGTACATGCGACGCATGGAAGTCTGGTGGTCCGATAAAGAAGGATAAATGATGGCTACGAAAATGACGCCTAAGCAACAGGCTAAAGTTGGTAAAGTGATGGATGAGTTTAAAATGGGAACTCTTCATCAAGGAGCAGGTAAGAAGGCTCCGGTGGTAAAGAGTCAAAAGCAGGCAGTGGCTATTGCGCTGTCTCAGGCTCGTGGAATGAAGAAGAAGTAAGTGTCAATAACGCACTATCCTGAACTTGTTCGCATTGCTCCCGACGGTAACACAATTACTATCGGGGGCACTTCTGTTGACGCATTTGGTCGAGCAAGAACTTCAGCGCCCTTCACACTGTTTGACAGTCAAAATCGCTATGCAAAGAATGACATGTTTAGCGAGTCAACAGCAACCGGTGGCGCTGTCTCTTATTTAGCAAACGAAAGTACGGTGGAGATGACGACAACAACGTCGTCAGGCTCTGAAGTAGTTCGTGAAAGCAAACGTGTGTTTCCTTATCAACCCGGCAAGTCGTTGTTGGTGTTGAACACGTTTGTCATGAGCGCTGCGCAAACAAACTTGCGTTGTCGCGTTGGTTATTTTTCTACACAAAACGGTGTCTTCTTTGAACGAAACAACTCCACGCTTAACATTGTCCGTCGCTCTTATGTTACGGGCAGCGTCGTTGATACGGCTGTTGCTCAAAGCAGTTGGAATGGTGATAAGCTCGACGGTACAGGCGCAAGCGGATATACGCTCGACACGACAAAAGCACAAATCTTTTGGATGGACTTCGAATGGCTAGGCGTCGGTAGCGTTCGCTGCGGCTTTGTCATCAACGGGCAATTTATTGTTGCTCATACATTCAATCACGCAAACTCGCTGTCCACCGTCTACATGACGACAGCCATCTTGCCCGTTCGCTATGAGATTACGAACACGGGAGCTACAGCGTCTGCTGGCAGCTTCAAGCAAATCTGCTCCACTGTCATTTCTGAAGGCGGCTATGAGCGTAAGGTGGCTGTACAGACGGCGTCAATGACAGCATTAAATACGAACATTAGCACAAGCTGGATGCCGCTTGTTTCCATTCGACTTGATCCAACTCGACTCGACAGCGTCATCATCCCCGATGGATATAGCGTGCTGCCAACGTCGGCAAGTAGCGCTGTCTTTGAAGTGGCAATGTTTAAGAATGCTACGCTAACGTCTCCGTCATGGACGCAGACTACGAGCGACAATGTTGAATTTGATATTTCTGCCACCGCGCTCACTGGCGGTCATCTAATCTATCACAACTTCACCATTGCATCAACTCAAACAGCCGGTACCACCAACAACGGTGGTGAATACAACTTTGACTTGCAACTGGGCAGAACTTTAGCAGGTGTTAGTGACATCTACACCATTGCGGTTAAAACGTTGTCGGGCACTCACAATGCCATTGGATCAATGTCTTTCTGGGATTTGACATGACGACAAACAAGACACGCTCTGTAGCATTGGTGTTGACAACAAGTCCGCAGGACATTTATGTTGTTCCTGCTGCGTTTAAGTCAGAAGTTGACAGCATCCTTGTTTCCAACGGCAGCGACTCTAATGTTCGTGTCACGCTGCAATGGTATAGCGCTGTTAACACGACGTCATACGACATCATGGATGCTGTGGAACTAAAGCCGCGCAGCATTCTCCAAATCACCAACCCGTTGTTCCTTGACAGGAACGATAAGATAACGGGCTTTGCCACTGTCGGCAGCAGCGCTATTACGGTGACGGTGAGGACGCAAGAAAACTTTGGTAATTACACATCATGAAAAAAGAACTTAACGAACAGCAACGCAAATTCATCGAAGCTTTGTTGGGCGAAGCCAATGGTAGCCCCGTTCGCGCCAAAGAAATGGCAGGCTATAGCAAGAACTATCCGACCAAGGAGTTGATGTCTACGCTGAAAGAGCACATCATCGAAGCTACGCAGCTATACATTGCCATGCATGCGCCGAAAGCGGCAATGGCTGTTATCGGTGGCATTGACGATCCGACGGAGTTGGGCATCAAAGAAAAGCTTGCGGCTGCGAAAGATTTGCTTGATCGGGCCGGTGTTGTCAAAACCGAAAAGCTTGAGGTACAATCTAGCGGTGGCATTATGATATTGCCTCCGAAAGAAGCTTCAGCGGAGTAAATGAGAGAACATTTGGGCAGTTGGCTGCTTCCGCAGCCTGTTCGCACTAAAGAATATGTAAGGGTGCCGAAGCTCAATCCATACGGCAGGGTTCCTTTCGGCTATAAAATTGACCCAGATGATCCAGATTGGTACGTTCCTATTCCTCATGAGCTTGATGCGCTTAAACTGGCAACAAAGTATTGCGCACGATATAGCTTCAGACAGGTTGCCGCATGGCTTACAAAGCAAACCGGCAGACCTATATCGCCTGATGGACTTAGAAAGCGCATAAGGGATGACAGACGACGTAAAAATCGCAGAAATTTCTATCTCGCCCTTGCAGCCAGATACAAAGACGCGCTCGAAAAGGCGAAGTCCTACGAAGAAACGCTCGGCAGGCAAGAGCGCACCGTCTTCTTCGACGAAGAACCCTACATCAGTCTCTACGAGCGACATCCAATACCCGACCGTTGAGATTGAAAATGTAATTTTTAAGCCTAACGTCGGCCCTCAGACAGCGTTTTTGGCTGCTGCTGAGCGCGAAGTGCTGTACGGTGGTGCTGCTGGAGGTGGTAAAAGCTACGCTATGCTGGCTGATCCGCTTCGCTACATCACCCATCCGCAGTTTTCAGGACTACTTTTGCGTCACACCACCGAAGAACTTCGTGAACTGGTATGGAAGTCGCAGGAGATATACCCCAAAATCATCCCCGGCATCAAATGGAGCGAGCGAAAGTTCCAATGGGAGGTGCCGGGTGGTGGCAGATTATGGATGTCCTACCTTGATCGGGACGAAGACGTACTGCGCTATCAGGGTTTGTCGTTTAGCTGGATTGGTTTTGACGAATTGACGCAGTGGGCTACCCCGTTTGCGTGGAACTACATGCGTTCTCGTCTGCGTACAGCCGCCCCAGACCTGCCGGTGTACATGAGAGCGTCTACAAACCCCGGAAATAAGGGGCATGCGTGGGTGAAGAAGATGTTTATCGATCCCGCCCCACCCGGAGATGCGTTCTGGGCCACCGATATTGAGACGGGTGAGACGATGACCTACCCCGAAGGTCATAGTAAGCAGGGGCAACCTCTTTTCAAGCGTCGTTTCATCCCTGCTCGACTCGCTGACAACCCATATCTGACCAAATCGGGTGATTATGAGACAATGCTGCTTTCGTTGCCGGAGCATCAGCGCCGACAACTGCTAGAAGGAGACTGGGATGTCGCTGAAGGTGCCGCTTTCTCGGAATTTAAGCGTTCAATTCACGTTGTTGAGCCTTATTCTATTCCCTCTGACTGGGCTAGGTTTCGTGCTTGTGACTATGGCTATGGGAGTTTCACTGCTGTTCTGTGGTTTGCTGTGGCACCTGACGAGTCTCTTGTCGTTTATCGCGAACTTTATGTTACAAAGGTGCTTGCCGAAGATTTGGCAGACATGATTTTGAATATTGAGTCGGGTGAGCGTATTCGATATGGTGTTTTGGATAGTTCATGCTGGCACCGGCGCGGGGATACCGGTCCATCTATTGCCGAGCGAATGATTGTTAAAGGGTGCAAGTGGCGGCCATCGGATCGAAGCGCTGGTAGTCGTATTGCCGGTAAGAATGAGATACATCGTCGTCTACAAATTGACCCGTATACCAATCATCCGCGCATGACCATCTTCGAAAACTGCACACAACTCATTGCAGATTTGCCAACTATTCCGTTGGATAAGAGCAATCCTGAAGATATTGATACTAAGGTGAAAAATGACCATACCTATGACGCCCTGCGTTATGGTGTAATGAGTCGCCCGCGAAGCGCTAGTATCTTTGATTTTGACCCATCTAAGCAATCGCGTGGTATAACCGCAGTTGATCAAGTTTTCGGCTATTAATAAGGAAACAATATGGCTATTCGTGACGATAAAAATTTCATCGATGACAAAGCCGTCGCCCTACCGGACGATAGCGGCGAAAACACCTTTGCCGGTGGCGGGCTTATCGACTTCGTAAAAGAACGATATAGCCGTTCTAAGCAGGCTCGTCGCTATGACGAAGAGCGTTGGTTGCGTGCCTATCGCAACTATCGTGGCATCTACGGTCCCGATATGAAGTTCACCGAGACTGAGAAGTCTCGCGTCTTCATCAAGGTGACCAAGACGAAAGTGCTTGCCGCATACGGTCAAATCATTGACGTCTTGTTCTCTGGTAACAAGTTTCCGCTGTCTGTCGATCCGACGCCACAGCCCATCGGTGTAGCCGAACACGTTCACATCGACGTTGCCGAAGAACAAAAGAAGACGGCTGGACAGCCCTCATCTCCTTCATTCGAACCCGGTAAGGCATTGCCTCCGGGCACGCGCATTAGCGATCTGTTGGGGTCGATGAAGAATGCGTTCAAGGGATTGAACGTCAAAGAAGGCGCAGGCAAGTTGCCGACGCAAATCACCTTCTCGCCTGCTCAGGTTTCTGCGCGGAAGATGGACAAGAAGATTCGCGATCAGCTTGATGAGAGCCGCGCCACCACGCATCTGCGTTCCACCGCGTTCGAATGTGCCCTCTTCGGCACGGGTGTGATGAAGGGACCATTTGCAATTGACAAAGAATATCCCCGTTGGGAAGACGGCAAGTATAAGCCAATTATGAAGACGATGCCAAAGGCTGAGCATGTCAGCGTTTGGAATAGCTATGTTGACCCTGACGCAAACAACATTGAAGAGTCATCTTATTTCATTGAGCGTCACAAGCTTAGCAAGACTAAGCTGCTCGAACTCAAGCGTCGTCCGATGTTTCGCAAGAGCGTCATTGATGCGCTCATTCAAGATGGGCCAAACTACACCAAAGAGTATTGGGAAGACGACCTGAGCGACTACGAACCCAACATGGGCGTCGAGCGTTGGGAAGTGTTGGAATATTGGGGTGCTGTTGATATCAAGATGTTGCAAGACAACGACATCGACATCCCCAAAGAGTTTGAGGACAGCGTTGAATTGCAGGCAAACATTTGGTTCAGCGGTGGCAAGATCATACGACTTGTCCTCAATCCTTTTAAGCCTGCTCGCATTCCGTACTACGTGGTGCCGTATGAGCTAAATCCGTATTCGATGTTTGGCGTTGGCGTTGCCGAGAATATGGACGACACCCAAACGTTGATGAACGGCTTCATGCGACTCGCTGTAGACAATGCCATTCTGTCGGGCAATCTCGTCTTTGAAATCGATGAAACCAATCTCGTTCCGGGTCAGGACATGAATGTCTACCCCGGCAAGGTGTTCCGTCGTCAAGGTGGTGCTCCGGGTCAGGCTCTGTTTGGAACGTCGTTCCCCAATGTCGCACAGAGCAATCTGCAACTGTTCGATAAAGCTCGTGTACTTGCTGATGAATCCACCGGCATGCCGTCATTTGCTCACGGACAGACTGGTGTAAGCGGCGTTGGTCGCACCTCATCCGGCATCTCAATGCTGATGAATGCTGCGTCTATCAACATTAAAACCGTCGTCAAGAATATGGACGACTATTTGTTGCGCCCACTGGGAGAAGCATTCTTTAGCTTTAATATGCAATTCGATCCTGATCCCGACATCGTTGGCGATTTGGAAGTGAATGCTCGCGGCACTGAGTCTTTGATGGCTAACGAAGTGCGCAGTCAGCGTCTGTTGCAATTCTTGCAGGTGGTGCAGAATCCGGTGTTGGCTCCGTTTGCTAAGCTGCCTTATATTGTTAAGGAAATTGCCAAGTCAATGGATTTGGACCCCGAACTTGTTTCTAATGATATGGAAGAGGCGGCTAAGCAAGCCATCTTGTTGCAGCGTATGCAGCCGCCTGCTCCGGCTATGCCGGGTGCTGCGCCGGGTGGTGAACAGCCTTTGCCGGTGTCTGACACAAGCGGTGGTGGTGGTGGTAACATTGGCGTTGGCAGCGCTCCTGTTCCGGGTGAGCAAGGCTTTAGCGCTGCGCCCCCGCAACAACGACCCCCGATGCAATGAAAGAAAAGCAATATCTCGCCAAACTCGGTACTCTGACGCAATACCATCAATGGGAAGCGTTTATGGAAATGCTCAATGCTCATATGGATAATCATCAGCGAAAACTTGAGCAGGCGTCAGAGGTGACAGAGCTATATAGAGCACAAGGTGCCATCATGGCGCTAAAAGCGCTCACAAAACTGAAGGACGAAATCAATGGGCTTCGGAAAGAAACGCAGTAGCAAGGTTGGCGTTGGTGCCATCACTACGAGCAAAAAGAAGTTGTTTGCCGAAGGCGGCATGATGGATGACGGCAAAGACGTCGATCCTGTCAGTGGTAATAAGGTGCCTGTTGGTAGCCTTGCTGAAGAGGTGAGGGACGACGTTGACGCTAAGTTGTCACCGGGCGAATTCGTCTTTCCCGCTGACGTCGTTCGCTTCATTGGACTTGAACGTCTGATGCAGTTGCGTGATCAAGCTAAGAAAGGCTTGTCGCGCATGAATGACATTGGTCAAATGGGCAACGCCGAAGACGTTGGCGAAGACGCTAATGACACCTATGAAAACGAAGATGAATTCGAAAGTGAAATCGATGACATCATGAAAGAGGTTGATCGTGAAGAAATGGACGATCAAACTAGGGCTGCGTTTTCTACTGGTGGCTTTGTAAACGATGCTTATTACGATTTGTCAAAAGCTCCAAAAAATCCAGCCCTTGACATTCGTTATTTCACTGACGCTGAAGGCAAAACCTTTTACATGCCATTTATTAATGGTAAGCCCATGCGCCCATTACCCAATGGTGCGCTTCAAACTGGTACGCCTACAAAAACGATTCCAACTACACCAACTGATAAAGAAACAACCACTGGCGGAATAACTACAGGTGTTGGTGTTGGTGGTGCTTCTCTGTTTAGCGGAACAGGTACATCCGCAACTGCTGGCACTAGTGGAACAACTGCTGGTGCAGGCACTAGCGTCAGTGTTGCCGGTACGTACACTGGAAGCAACATTGCTGACTTTGGTCGTTCTGACTTGATTTATAACCCCGGCGGAACCGGTAAGGCGGGTGAAATTGTCACCGAAGACTTGTATAGTGGCATCACCCGTGGACAAGCTCAATTGGGCAATGCGGCTGTCACTACTCTTGCTGCTGTTTCCGGCGTTCCCGGCATCATAACACAAGGTGTTCGTTGGGCAATCAAGACGTATGGACAAGATGCTGTCAATCAATTCATGGGCAAGCTCAATCAAGAAATGGTTGGCAGAGCCGGTGGCGTTGATGTAACAAGCTCAACTGGTCTTGCGTCTGCAATGGCTCAAATTGATCAAATTCGTGATAGGAATGACGCCACTGCTGCTGCATCTGCCGGTGCGTTAGGTACTGGCGGGCGTGCTGCTGATGTTGGTAAGTATGTTTACGAACAACTTAAAGATACTGGTTTGACAGATTCTGAAATTGCTGCTGCTTCACAAAACGCAGTAGATGCTGTTATTCGTGGTAAGTCTATGTCAGATGCGATTAGTGAATCAATTAAAGCCGCTAAGCCTGACTTCGGTGTTCGACTGTCTGATATGGATGCTTTCAAAACAAACGAAGGCAGCATGTATGGCGGAGATCAATCCTTTGGTGTGCTGATGTCTGATATGGACTTTGCTGATGTAATTAAATTCTCAAAAGATATTGGTTTTGATTATGGTACAATGGGTGACTTTGGGTCTGTTAGCGGTGGCAGCGGACTAAAGGGATTCGGCAACAATGACATGATTGTTTCCGATTGATAAAGGAGAAAAGATCGACTATACTTAACACATAAACGGCAACCCGTTTCCCCGCACTAGCGGCTACAAATGGCCCCATAACTTTAGAAAGGAGTTAATTATGGCTGATCCTATTGCTGTACCTACACAAACTCGCGTTGCACCATTTTCCATGCGTCGCAATGCAAACGATGACCGCATCAAGAAAGAAGAAGAAGAACTCGAAAAGCTGAAAGCTGCACAGGCGCAGTCAGCAGAAACGCAGGAGACAAAAAATGAAGAGGAAACTTCTGAAGAAAATCTTAATGCTGAAGAGAAAACTTTCAAGAAGCGTTATGGCGATTTGCGACGCCATTCGCAAAAAGTGGAAACTGATCTTCGAAAAGAAATCGACGACCTAAAGAAGTTGGTTGAGCAATCCACCGAGAAGCAGATGAAGCTTCCGGCACGCGACGAAGACATCGATGCGTGGGCAAAACAATATCCCGATGTCTATCGTATTGTAGAATCTATTGCGCTAAAGAAAGCTAAGGAAACGCAGAAGACTCTTGAAGAGCGAATGAAGCAGGTCGATGAAACTGAGCGTGAAACTGCTCGGCAAAAGGCCCGAGTCGAGCTTTTGAAGATTCATCCTGATTTTGATAAGATTGAAGATGATGACGATTTCCATGACTGGGCAGAAGAGCAGCCAAAATGGGTGCAAGATGCCCTCTATGAAAACGACGCCGACTATCGCTCGGCTGCTCGCGCCATCGATCTTTACAAAGCAGACAAGGGATTGTCAGGAAAAAAGCAAAAAGAAGACGATAGCCGCGCTGCTGCGCAAGCCGTAAACACCAAAGGACGATCTGCGCCAAGTGCTACGGCAGACCAAGAAGGTGTTTTCTATGAGAGCCAAGTGCAGAAAATGTCCATGCAGGAATACGAGGCCAAACAAGAAGATATTGTAAAAGCAATGCGTTCGGGCAAGTTTGTTTATGATATTAGCGGAAATGCTCGCTAACGCTTGACAAACACAAAGAAGTCTGTTCTAACGGGGGCGTTGTCAGAAATGGCAACGTCCTTTTTTTGTTCCTGTCAATAAGTTTTGTCGAATACCCAAGCGGGTAGCCGTCAATCCTAATCGAACTCTAGAGCGATTAGCATTGACCACCTATCCCTAGCGAGGCCCGAATAAGACGCAGACAGATAGTAAATGCTAATATAGGAGAATACTCAAATGGCATTCGCTTCTGCTCCCGGTTGGGGCAACCTTCCTAACGGTAACTGGTCCCCGGTTATCTATTCCAAGCAAGTTCAGCTTGCTTTCCGTAAGTCGTCTGTGGTTGAAGCTATCACCAACAACGACTATTTTGGTGAAATCGCCAACGTTGGTGACTCTGTTAAGATCATCAAGGAACCCGAAATCGCCGTCAAGAACTACGCTCGTGGCACGCAAGTTACGGCCCAAGACCTCGACGACAGCGACTTCACTCTGGTGGTTGACAAGTCGGCTTACTTCGCTTTCAAGGTGGACGACATCGAATCTTCGCAGTCGCATGTGAACTGGATGTCTCTGGCTTCTGATCGTGCTGCCTATCGCCTGAAGGACAACTACGACCAAGACGTGCTTGGCTACATGACTGGCTTCCAACAAGCCGCTCTGGGTGCCAACGCCACCGTGGCTCGTACCACCGCTTCTGGTACCAAGGCTGTTTCGACTGCTGACAGCGATGAACTGCTGGCTTCGATGAAGCTGAAGAAAGGCTCGTTCGCCAACATCACCACGGCTTCTGCCGGTGAGCATTCGATTCCGGTGACCCCGCGTCTGCCGGGTACGACCTCGCTGCCGACGGATCGTGTGTCCCCCTTGATGATCATCTCTCGCATGGCTCGTCTGTTGGATCAACAGAATGTGGACACGCAAGGTCGCTTCCTCGTGGTTGACCCGATTTTCGTGGAAATGCTGAAGGACGAAGACAGCCGCTTGCTGAACAGCGACTTCGGCGGTGCTGGTCTGCAAAATGGTTTGGTGCTGAGCAATCTGCACGGCTTCAAGGTATTCGTGTCGAACAACCTGCCCGCTATCGGTACCGGCCCCGGCACCGCTGGCACTGCCAACCAGAACGACAACTATGGTATCATCGTTGCCGGTCATGAGGCTGCTGTGGCTACGGCTGAGACGATCACGAAGACCGAAACCTATCGTGACCCCGACAGCTTCGCTGACATCGTGCGTGGCATGCATGTCTACGGCCGTAAGCTACTGAAACCCGAGGCTATTGTCAGGGCCAAGTATAACGTAGCGTAGTGTGCTAAAATAGCAGAATGAAGATACCACTTACGCTCCGCGATGACCACCCGTATAAAGATGGTAGAGAGTGTAGTGTTTGTGGTATCTTTAAGTTAGCATCAGAGTTTCAGTTAGAACGAGACGAAAAAGCAAGGGGTGGAGTTTCTTTGCGGGGTCAATGTAAACCCTGTAGAGAACATATCAAGTGGAAGACATTTATTGTTCGAACTTACGGAATTACTCCCGAACAATATTATCAATTGCTTGATGAACAAGAAGGAAAGTGTGCAATTTGCAAATCCGAGTCTCCAAATTCTGAAAGAATTGGAAGCGGAAAATTGTTTATTGACCATTGCCACGACACTAAAAAAGTTCGCGGTCTTCTTTGTGCTAAATGTAATCTCGGTATCGGCTACTTGAACGACGATGTTGACCTTCTGCAATCGGCAATAGAATATATTAACTCTTCAAAGGAAAAATAATGGCTGCTGTTCAATCTCTTCGAAATAAAGCCTACGTTGTGGAAAAGGATGTGACGCTCGCCGCCACTTCCGGTACCGCTGTAGGTATTCCTGTGGGCGCTGGCACTCTGGTGTTGGCTGTCGGTTTTCAAAACTATACGACGGTGCCTGATGTCACCACGTATACGATGAACATTACCGATGGTACTACCACCTTCGCTAGTGCTCTGAACTTCGACAACACCGCTGCTAACACCATTCGTGTTGGCACCACCGCCGGTCTGGTGGCTGCGGCTGACACCATCGACGTCGTGACGACGATCTCCGGTTCTCCCGGCACGATCCGTGGTCGCGTGTTCGCTGTGGTGGTCGATGTCAATGCTGACTGGGCTACTCCGGGCACTGTTGACAATGACACGCTTGCCTAAGTCTGGGAAGACGTAAGCAAAATGGAAAAGGCTCTACGGAGCCTTTTTCTGTTGTATAACTAGGAATACTTATGGCAACCTTTCTCTCACTCACTAACGAGCTTTTGCGCCGTCTCAACGAAGTGGAGATGGACTCAAACAATTTCAGCGGTGCGCGAAATATTCAAGCTCTGGCAAAGGATGCCATCAATGCCTCTGTCCGTGAAATCTTGCATGTTGCGCAAGAATGGCCTTTTACGCTTGCCACTGGAACTACAACCACCGTTGCAGGCACTGCTGAATATAGTTTTCCCGCTGACTTGTCTAGTGTAGACTGGGACAGCTTTTATGTCCGTCAGCATGGTGATCAAACGAATATTCCACAAAAACTAGAGCCGTTGCCATATGTAGAGTTTCTACGACACTATCGTAGTCGTGATGAAACAGGTGGCACCGCTGCTCGTGAAGCGCCTCGTCGCGTTTACATGACGCAGGAAAGCAAGTTTGGCTTAACTCCGCCGCCTGACAAAGACTATGTTATTGAATATAAATATTGGACGTTTCCGACAGAAATGTCTTTGTATAGCGATACCTGCATTGTTCCTGATAGATTTAAGGGCGTCATCATTGATGGTGGAATGATGTTTCTAATGATATTCCGCAGCAACGAACAAAGTGCTGCTATCCATCGTGAAAAGTTTGATAACGGCATCCGCACCATGCGGCGCATTCTCATTGACGATCCGGTATCTATGACATCGACAATGATTTTGAAGCCTGCGGTATCTGCACGAGTATTAAATGGCTGATCGTATTCAAGCGCTAAAAGTTAGCTGTCTTGGTGGGCTTGATACCAACAAAGACTTGCTAACGCAAGCTGAGCGCTATCCCGGTAGCGCTTTACAGCTTATCAACTATGAGCCGTCCACATCGGGTGGATATAGGCGCATTAGTGGATATGCAAACAGCTACGGCACTCTTGCGGGTGAAGGTGGTGTCTTAGGCATCAACATCTTTGATGGTGTTAATAACGGCATCTTTGCTTGCCGTAAGCCTTCTGCTGGCACCAACTACTTCTACCGCTGGAATACCAGCACTAGCGCATGGGTGGCTGTTACGACTCCCGGCACCGTCACTATGGTTGGTGTCAAAAAGGTGAGATTTGAAAACCTCACATGGGGCGTAAATAAGATGGTGCTGGTTGATGGCGTCAACCCCGCTGCTGTCTATGACGGCACCACCTACACTCAGATCACAGCATCTACAGCACCTGCTGCTCCGAAATATGTAACGCAGTTTGCCAATCACTTGTTCTTAGCAGGCGACAGCAGCGCCCCTTACAATCTCTATTTTTCTGCACCAACCGCTGAAACCAACTTTACCCCTGCCGCTGGCGCGGGCGTCATCAACGTTGGCTTCCCCATTGTACAGATTAAGTCGTTCCGCGACGTGCTCTATATCTTTGGCAAGAACGCAATTAAGCGACTTGTTGGCACAAGCATTGCTGACTTCAATGTGCAAGAGGTGACGAACAACCTCGGCTGTATTGTTCCCGATAGCGTTGTTGAATTTGCCGGTAATCTGGTGTTCTTGAGCTATGACGGTTTCCGTCCCATTGCCGGTACAGCTCGAATCGGTGACGTTGAACTTGAGAATTTGTCTAAGCAAATTCAGACAACAGTGAACACTTTCATTGATGAAATTGTTCAGTCAAACCTTGATGTAGAAAAGTTTACAAGCGTTGTCTATAATAAGAAGTCTCAGTTTAGATTTTTGTCTACCACCGACGGACTCTTCGGCATCTTAGCCGGTTTGCGTCGCATGGATCAAGGCATTGCAATGGAGTTTGGTCAGCTTTTCGACATAACCGCAACCTCTGCTGCTAGTGGTTTGATTGGCACTGAAGAAATTCTTTTGCACGGAGACGCTACTGGTAAAGTGTATAAACAAGAGACAGGAAGCGATTTCGATGGTCGTCCTATTCTTAGCATTTATCAGACCCCGTATTATTACTTTGAAGACCCAACGATTCGTAAAAATCTTTACAACGTCACCACGTTCTTACGAGCTGAAGGCTCTGTGAACATTGCGTTCGCAGTGTCTTATGACTTCGATGATAGCGTAAATGTTTTTAATCCGACAGACTATGATATAACGACGCAATATGCTGCTGCTTACTACAGTAGCGCAGTTTATGACAGCGCTGCCGTCTATGATGGCAATCCATCCCCGGTTGTTAAAACAAACATCTCCGGCTCTGGATTCTCTGTCTCGTTTACATATGTCACCAATGACACAAATCTAAGTCACAATATTCAGGGCTTAGTGATGAACTTCTCATACAACGATAGGAGATAATTGTGGCAGGATATTCCCGTCAATCGGCAGCGAGCATTGTTCCGACAGCAGTTGTTCGTGCTACCCCTCTGAACGATGAGTTTAACGCTCTTCGTGACGCCTTTGTCGTTGCCACTGGACATAAGCACGACGGCACTTCCACCGAAGGCGCGTACATTCCGCTAGTCTCCGATACCAACGCTCGCAACAAGGTTGTTGTAGATAGCACGAACAATCGGATTAGTCTCTTCATCAATGTTAGCAGTGCAGCAGTAGAACAACTTCGTCTTATCGACGGAGCTATTCTGCCTGTCACTGACAACGACATCGACCTCGGCAGCAGCACGTTCGAGTTTAAAGACCTTTTCATTGACGGCACCGCCAACATCGACAGCCTTGTTGCTGACACTGCTGCCATCTCTGGCGGCACTATCAACAGCACTGTCATCGGTGGCACCACCCCCGCTGCCGGTACGTTTACGACGGTTAGCGCCACTGTAAGCGCAACGATTCCGACTGCTACCATTTCTGGTGGCACCATTAACAACACCATCATTGGCGCAACGACGCCTGCCGCAGGCACCTTCACCAATCTGACGGTGAACACTGCGGCAACAATTGCGTCTGCTGCTATCAGCGCTGGCACCATCAATAACACCGTTATCGGTGGCACCACGCCTCAAGCTGTCACCGGCACCACCATCACCGCTAACACCGGTTTTGTTGGCGCACTCACCGGCAACGTCACCGGAAACGTAACAGCTTCTAGTGGCACTTCGACGTTCAATAACGCCACCGTCAACGGCACATTGTCGGCTACGTTGACAGGCAACGTTAATGCCTCTAGTGGCACGTCAACGTTCAACAACGTCACCATCAGCGGCACGTTGAATATGGATGGCGCAACTGCTGCGACCATCACCAATCTGTCGTCGCCAGTTAATAATAGTGATGCAGCTACAAAGCTGTATGTTGACACGTCGATTTCCAATCTTGTTAATTCTGCGCCGGGAACGCTGGATACGCTGAATGAACTGGCTGCGGCACTGGGCAACGATCCCAGTTTTGCCACGACAGTGACCAACTCCATTGCAACGAAGTTGTCGTTGAGCGGCGGCACCATGACGGGTGCTATTGCGATGGGGACGAACAAGATCACCGGCATGGGTGATCCTACTTCTGCTCAGGATGCTGCTACCAAGACCTATGTAGATACGCAGCGCGACACACGTCTTGCGTTGAGCGGTGGCACCATGAGCGGTGCTATTGCGATGGGGACGAACAAGATTACAGGTCTTGGTGATCCGACATCGAATCAAGACGCCGCAACAAAGATTTATGTTGACGGCATTTTAGGCTCGGCAACGTCGGCTGCGGCATCTGCGGCAGCAGCGGCAACGAGTGCTAGCAATGCTGCAACGAGTGCTAGCAATGCGTCTACAAGCGCTACAAATGCTGCATCAAGCGCCAGTGCTGCGGCAGCGTCTGCGGCAGCAGCAGCAGCAAGCTACGACAGTTTTGATGATCGTTATCTCGGCGTTAAGACCAGCGATCCGACTCTGGACAATGACGGTAATGCGCTAATTACCGGCGCTATCTATTTCAATAGCAGTGCTGGTGAAATGCGTGTTTGGACGGGATCGGCATGGGCGTCTACGCTTTTGACCACCGGGGCACAGACATTTATTGGCGTCAAGACATTCGCCAGCAACCCGATCCTATCCGCAGGAACCGCCAATGGCGTGGCCTACCTCAACGGCAGCAAGGTGCTGACCACGGGGAGTGCGCTGACGTTTAACGGAACTCGTTTTAGCACTTACGTCACCAGCGACACGAATACAAACATTGCTCGGTTTGGTGTCGTTAACAGTGCTGTCACCGATGACGCTGTTTTGGACATCAGCGCAGATGCCGCCAACAACCTGATTACGCTGAACTCTACTGGCAACAACGCAGGTTCGTTTGCGTTTCAGACTGGCAACACCGAACAAATGCGCCTGACCTCTACCGGGTTGGGCATTGGGACGAGTTCGCCTGCTTATAAGTTGGATGTATCAAGTGCATCTACGCCAGTTGCAAGATTTACAGGCTCGGCCAACGCTTATGTAGATTTCTCTGACGGCACGGTAACTTCAAGGCTGCAAAACAGTGGTGCGTTGCTATTTGGCACTACATCAAACCACTCCTTATTGCTGAGAACTAACTCGACAACACAAGCAACGCTAGATACCTCCGGCAACCTCGGTTTGGGGGTGACGCCGAGTGCTTGGATTAGCAGTTATCGGGCTTTGAACATTGGTGATTCGGGCCTTGTATCTTCTCGTACAGGCGCATCAATCAACAACATTGAAATCGGCGTTAATTGGTTTAGAGATAGTGGGGCCGCCTTCCGTTACAAAGCCAATGGTTTTGGCACGAATTATCAACAATTTGATGGGGCACATTACTGGTACACCGCAGCCTCCGGCACCGCAGGAAACGCCATCAGTTTCACGCAGGCGATGACGCTGGATGCGTCGGGTAACTTGGGGGTGGGTACTACATCGCCCGGTTCAAGACTAGATGTTGTTGGCACCGGCACATTTAGCGGCTCTCTCGGGCGCGTCATCATCAGTTCGACGGTACAAAACAGTTATGCACTGCAAGTATCTTCGACCAATGGCACGTCGGCTCAAGGCGTGGACATTGATAGCCGCTCTCCGACTGGAGTGGCCGGGAACCAAACCGCACTGCGCGTTCGCAATAACACCGACGTATGGATGCAAATTGATGCCTTTAATGGCAATGTCGGCATTGGGACGAGTTCGCCTGCTACGAAACTGCAAGTCGTTGGTACGGCAACTTTTGGCGATGGGACAAACGGGCAGATACGTTTGACTTCCAACTCGTCAATCAACTATTTGGATTCGCTTAACAACGCCGCAACTGGTTGGCAAAACATTGTCAGCAGGGCGACTAGTTTTGATTGGTACACCGCGCCGTCTGGGTTGCCTTCAACGGGCATGACCCTCAACTCCTCCGGCAACCTCGGTCTGGGGGTGACGCCGAGTGCGTGGGGTCTCAGTGGCGCAAAAGCTGCTCAGGTAATGAACGCTTCGTTTTGGGGCTACCTGAACAACGCCTACGTAAGCGCAAACAACTACAACGACGGCACGGGCAATAAGTACATCGCAACGGGCTTTGCAAGCCGCTACGAACAATCATCTGGCGCTCATGTATGGCAAACCGCCCCCTCCGGCACAGCAGGAAACGCCATCAGTTTCACGCAGGCGATGACGCTGGATGCGTCGGGTAACTTGGGAGTGGGTCAAACCTCCCCGGGATATAGGCTTGATGCGCGTACATCCGGCACCAACGATATTGCATTTTTTGCAACCTCAGCAGGTGGCGGGTCGCGCATTTTGTTCTCAGATGGGAACACAGGCACTCAAGCATCTGCTCCGCGTATTGGCGCAAATGCAAACGATCTGCTGTTCTATACGAACACTAGCGGCAACAACTCCACCGAACGCGCACGGATTACGTCGGCAGGTGAATTTCTTGTTGGCAGTACCGTAGTCAACGGAAACGAGAAACTGGGCGTTTATGGCGATCAAAACTCCTCGCTCAACATTCGTGTTCGCAACATCAACGCCGGTTCTTCTGCATCTTCCGCTATTGTATTGAACGCATCTGGCAATGCTTGGGGTATTGAGTGCGGTTCTTCTGCTAAGAACAGTAATGCTTTAACGTTCCAGTTGGATTACCTCGGGACAAACTCAGAAAAAGCCCGCATCACCTCGGCAGGTGAATTTCTGATTGGCAAGACTTCAACGAGCAACGCAGTACAAGGGTTGGCTCTTTACCCAGATGGTCAAATGCGAATGACCACAGATGGGACTGCCTCTAACACAATTATTGGGTTTTTTAGAAATTCATC